CCCTGCATACGGGACAGCTCGACAATTACTTCGATGATGTTATTCATGGTTATCTCTTTCTTTTGGTGTTAATTCAAAGTTTACGTCCCATGTGGCTTGGCAGTCTTCGCACTCATAGTCGTGCTCTATCTGGACGTATCCGTTGCAGGTGTAGCCCACCTCTTGTGAGCCGAGGAAAACCCCCTGCCCGCCACACTTGTGGCACTTGTCGTAATCGTTCATGAGTACTTGTCTTCGATTCGTTGTTGTGTGTCCTCACAGCAGGAGACCCATGCCTCCATGTTCATGAGGGAAATCTTGCCTGCCTCACGAGAGGCATTGTAGTCCGCAAGGATTTGCTCCTTGTTGTCGATGTAGTCGTTAAGACCACGTTGAAGGCAGTCGATGATGACCATCTGCACGAGTGCCCCGTGCTTGTTGTACCCCGTCATGAGGTGGCTGATGAACTCGTCGTTCGTCATGTCTTTGATGTCTTTCATTTGTCTTTTGTTTGGGTTTTGAGGGGTGGAAGTGTGCTCCACCATACAATCTCTTCGTCGTGGATGCGGAAGCTGTATGCTTCCTGCAAGGCGTCGTTCCATACGTTGTCCAACCACACGCCGTGGTCGTCAGGAGCACCCATTACATGGGATGCAGAGAAGCCTGATTCTTGCAGTGCCTTGACTGCTGATTCGCATTGTTCTTGTGTCATCGAATTGGATTTTGGTGGGTAACTCTCTCTAACTATACACTCTTCACAAATGAAGAGAGTGTATAGTAAGAGTGAGTAAGGGTTGTCAGTTCAGCACCGCAATCAGTGCCAACGTTGCCATCCAAGCAAGGAAAGAAAGGAAGGCGATGTTCATTCGTTTGTTCATGTAATCTCGGGTATGTAGTTGATTAACAGGGTCTTACGCGGTGCACTCTCCAATAACCCATACCTTCATACGGGTTGGAGTTCTTTGCGGTCTTGACTGCGGCGTCGAGGCTTGGTGCTTCAAAGGTCCAATCCCTCCAATCGTCGCGGTCATACCCAAACGTTACAATCGCTCGGTACTTTTGCATATAATGAATTTGAAGTTTGATACAGACGCCTCACGGCGTTTCGTCCATTCAGGACTCGTCAGTGTACCTTATGAGATGAGGTATGCGATGGCAAAGCACAACAGCTTCACCCCGAAGTAGTAGAGCACCGCAATCATTTCGACTGATTCAGTTCGTCTACACCATCTGACCATCGGGTCAGGTTTTGCACAACAGCCTCGACCATCGAAGCGTCAGCATCGTCGGCCATCGACACCAAGGAGGCCATGCCCTTCACGTCACTCGGTACTAGACGGGCGGCACGATTCAGTTCATTGAGGAACTTGCCGTTGTGAAAGTCGTTCAGGTACAGGACGGAACGGCCTACGGGTTGGGAAAAGAAGTTGTTCATGTGAGGTCAAACATTGTGTTTTTGAAGGCCTCTTCAAGGCGGGCCTTGTTTCCTGTATCTGCTTTGAACCAAGCGTTGATGAGAGCAAGTTCGAAGCTACCGCAGTGGGTTTGTCGCAACGAGAGTCGTTCGTGTTGGGTCATTGATTTGGGGATTAAGGGGTTTAACTTTCTCTAACTACACACTCTTCACAAATGAAGAGAGTGTGTAGTAAGAGTAAGTAAGAAGTGGATTAGCCGTAGACAACGTCTCCAAGGAGACAGCATTGGAACCAAACATCGGCGGTGATGAAGTCGTCGTTCTCACACACCCAATCGTTGAAGTGGCGTGGGTACTCTTGTGCCATCGTAGACGTTCCATTGCATACGTGACTCCATCCCATCTTGTGCTTCGTCCCATCCTCTTTGTCGATGAACTCCACCTTGTGGTTGGGGTCGGCCTTCATGTACTCCCATACCCACGTTTCAACGCAGCTTGCGAATCCAACATTCTCAAACACCTTGGGGTTGTCGTTTTTCCATTCACGTAGGCGATCGAGTTCGTCGTGGGTGAGTCGGAAGTCAGCGTCCCTTGTTGGGAGGTAGTTACAGAGTAGGTCGAAGAGTCGACCATCGTCAATGCTCATAGATACGGTCATTGTAAATGAATTAAAGTTTGATACTGACACCCCGAAGGGTGTTTCGCCTATACAAGGCTCATCAGAGTACCTGATTACTTGACGTCAATGCTCTTTGCATTTTTGAAGTCGTAGATAGCCAACTCACCTCGGTATCCGGCCAACTCGCAGGCCACGAAGTGGGACTGAATGATGTCAGAGATTTCGAGGTAGGCCACTCCGTGGTCGTCTACCCATCCCCCAATGACTTGGGTTCGGTAGTCGTAGCAACCTTCACGTAGGTATTCCATCACCTCCCTGAACTTGGTGAGGGAAAGTTTGTCGTTCTCGACCTTGAAAACGCGGCAGTCCTTTGCACCGCCTACTGCGAATCCATCGCCAGTGTAAACACCAAGGTGTTCGGGGCGTACACTGAATCCTTCACCTGACTGAAGGGTTGCATAGAGTTTGAAAATAGTGTTCATTGAAAATGAATTTGAAGTTTGAGATTTTGAGTGGTAACTCTCTCTAAGTACACACTCTTCATAAATGAAGAGAGTGTGTACTAAGAGTGAGTAAGTAGTTTCTTTGAGTTCAGAGGAGAGAAGCAAGCTTCTCCATAGTAGCGGCCAACTGCTTCTGCAACTCCTTGGCTTCAGCCTTCGCCTTCGCCAACTGCTTCGCCTTCGCTCGGGCCGTAGCCCCCGTTGCTTCGCTTACCTGAGCCGCTGACTTTCGAGCCTTAGCAACCGAAGCCTTCTTCGCCTTCTTCGAAGGCTGCACTGGTGAGTCGGCCTTGCCGTGGAACAGCTTCTCTTGCTTGTCAGCAACTCGTTGCTGTGGAGTGGCCCTCTTCACCTTCGCCTTGGAACGCTTAGGTGAAGCCTTTCTTTGAGGCTTTGGGCTGTCACTTTTCTCGGATGACCAACCCAACTCTTTGAAGAGTTGCTCTCCGCTCTTCGGCTTGCCGAAGTTGTATGTCCGAGAGCCGTCGGCATTGTAGTCAACGGAAAGTTCCTTTCCGAGTTGGTCAGAGCAGATGACCTTCGGCTTCGCCGACTTGACTTCGAGGTTCTCCACATACTCGATTGCTTCCCAAAGCAATTCGAGAGCTTTGGCTTTGCGGTATTCCGTAGGACGGAATTGGGCTTTGTTCATTGCCTTGAGGCAATCATTGAAGTTGAAGTTTGACATGTTGAAGGGGTTTAAGTATTTAAGTTTCTCTAAGTATACACTCTTCATAAATGAAGAGAGTGTATACTAAGAGTAACTATATAGATTTCGGCGGCCTAATGACACCCCGTTAAGGGGTGAGGTTGGAGCCGATTGAGAGTTGGGGGGTTGATTGTTCCTCCTCCTAGGAAGACTCGTTGCATAATGCCTAGGGTCTCGCTGGGAGTGCGTATGGGAAGCTTCGGCTCAGTTTCTTGTCAGTATCTTATACTGACAAAAAGCTGAAAGTTGTGCGGCAAGTCGTGGGGGGACTATAGGGGGGCCTTCGCTAAGAGCGTTTGGGTGCACACATGTGTACGTACATATATACATATAATCCCCACGATCTATATTTCTAAGCTGTTTTTATACGTGATTGATCATATTGAATCCAAAAACAAATTCACGTTTGGGAGTCTAAGTTGCGTCATATCAAGCATTTAGATTCTGTTATTTAAAGCATCACTTTACGATTGACTTTTAAAAAAATCGTTTATACCTTTACGGCATATCGAAGCTGATCCAGTGATGATAAGCATCCACAGTGTTTTTTGTGTATGCACAGAATGAATCAGTTATTTTGTTTATGGCGCGAGGGTAGTTGTATCATGAAAGTAAAGAAGCGAGATCCTAAGACTGGTACAGGTAAAAAGCCCAAGGGCAGCGATAGAAGGCTTTACACTGACGAGAACCCGAAGGATACGGTAAGCATTAAGTTTGCCACCCCTGCTGATGCTCGTGCTACAGTAGCTAAGGTTAAGAAGATCAACAAGCCTTTTGCCAGAAAGATTCAGATACTTACTGTTTTAGAGCAAAGGGCTAGGGTTGCCAATAAAAACGAGCAAGCTAGGATAGCCAAGATGGGTAAAGAGGCTATAAGAAGATCTAGAAAGTCATGAGGACTAGTAAGTCTCGCAACAAGTTTGTTTCTAAAAAAATTAGGAAGCTTATCGAGGAGGGTAAGCCTATGAAACAAGCTGTAGCTATCGCTCTAAGTATGTATGAGCGCAAAAATAAAAGGTAGTATATTTGCTTTATGAGATCAAAGAAGCAATATCCTAATCGCGTACTACTAAGACAGATGCAAATTGGGGGATTACTTGGTGATCCAAAGAAAGAAAAAAAGAAAAAGAGCACGGGGTATGCCAGACTTGATGCTCGTTTGGCTAGATTAGCAGAACAGGCTCAATCTGACACCAGCAACTACACAATGTCTCAGAGGGACAGACTGCAAAGACAGATTATGGCAGAAAGTTCTGGGAATCCAAAAGCAGTTTCTGATGCTGGGGCTAGGGGTTTGTTGCAGATCATGCCCGCCACACAAAAAGACCTAGAGTCTAGAGGTTTGATCCCAAAGGGGCTTGACCCCTTCAACCCTGATGACAGCCGCCGTATGCGTAATGCAAAGATCAATGCATTGTCAGAGCTGAGCTGGATCAAAGACCCACCAAAGAAAATACCTGAAGTAAACAGACTTGCACGTATCTACGCATCTTACAATGCTGGGGAGGGTAGAATCAAGTCTGCTTTGGAAAAAGCTAAGGCAGACGGAGTAGATATCTATGGTGACCCTAGAGCTTGGTTCGAATACATCCCTGAAGAGACTAGAGGATATCTCAACAAGATACTTTTTGATTGATTATCTTTGACCTATGGCAACACTTAAAGTAACTATCAAAGAGGAGCTCACTCTTGAAGGCATTAGCAGAGGAAGCGAAAGAATCCATGATATCGAATCAGTAACGCAAGTAGACAACAGACTCGTTACTGTTACTACAGCTGAAGCTGATATCTTAAAGTTTGGATCTGTTATAGCTAGTGGTACGTTTGTAGCGTCTACAGTAAAGTATCTTCGCATTACACACACTGGCTCTGCTGGTGATCTTACCCTCAGGGTATTAGGAACAAGCGAGGAATACTTTGTTAAGCTCTCTGCTGGAGATAGCTTTGTTCTAAACAATGCATCTATGGACGCCAATGATGCAGGATCTCAGTCTGTAAGTTTGGCAAACATTGCAGAGATTAAAGCTGTCGCCTCTACAGGCACTATTGTCGTAGAGACTTACGTTGCTGCTTAATTATGAAGCTATCAAAGAACTTGTCACTTGAAGAAGTGACTAAAAGCATAACTGCTAAAAGGCTAAACATAGACAACACACCGGATGAGTGGACCACAGAAAATCTTAGACAGGTTGCAGTCAATGTATTTCAACCTCTTAGGGACAGCTTCAAGTGTCCTATATTCGTGTCGAGCGGGTATCGTTCAGCTGAGCTCAACACTGCTATCGGTGGTTCGAGGCGCAGTCAACATGTGGAGGGAAGAGCACTCGATCTTGACGGCGACGTATACGGGCGTTGTACAAACAGTCAGATCTTCGAATGGATACGAGAAAACCTTGAGTTTGATCAACTCATTTGGGAATTTGGTGATACAGATAATCCTGATTGGGTTCACGTCAGTTATGTTCACGATGGCTTTAATCGTAAAAGGTGTCTCAAAGCTTGTCGTGATGATGAGGGGAAGACGTACTACGAAGTAATGTTCGGAAAACAACTATGATATGTTAGGACTAGGATCATCTTTAACTCAAGGCTCTTTTGTTTCTGATAATACAATAGGAACAGTTACGATAGACGGATCGACTACTCCGTCCATGCAAACCGCAACCTCTTATAGCATTTCGAGATCAGGCGGTGCAGATGACCTTACCTTTTCTTGGTCCGTCTCTCCATCTGACAATGTTGTTATTTCAGACAACACAGCGGCTTCTCCAACTATTACTTTCCCGTTTAGCAACACAGCTCACACTGTTTCTTGTCAAGTTTCATCTGCTACCGCACCTGATTCCCCTCAGACAGGAAACCTCAGCGTTACTACAAACACCACCAATGTTGTAGCTTATGCTTCAGACTTTAGTTCTGACACAAATGGATGGGCAGTGTTCTTGACAAGTAACTCTGCAGTAACTGGTAATGTAGATGCAGAAGGCAAAACAGATTTGTTGCAGTGGGCTTGGTCAGCTGATGAGGGTGATTCTGCTGCCTATATTAGAAGGTCTATGGACTCCACTGTTAGTGATCAAGCTGGCAATGGAACTGTATTTGCTCTTTCAGGTGAGTTCTACTATGATGATGCCGATGCGTCTGGAGTAAGTGGAGATATTAACCTCTTAATTTTTGTTGGAGGATTTAGCCCCAATACAACAGTCTCAAAGTCTGGGACTGACCAGTGGCACACTTTCTATACAACCCTGACGGCAGGAGCATCAACGCCCAGTAGCGATTCTTTGGGTATAGGTATTGCAAACGCAGGAGATATACCAACCTCTGGTGATAAAATTTACTTTAAGAACATCAAGTTTGAGTATATCGACGCAAGTTAATTAGACTCCAGCTCCCTGTAAAAGGCCTGCACTAACAAGCGGGCCTTTTGCGTAAGCGCATATCTCACCCTGTAGTTGTACTTGGTTTCCTCCCTGAAGATGTGATCCTCCCTTGTGTTAGATGGTGTCATCTTATCAAAGTGTTTGTAGATGTAACCTTGGTTAACCATCTCATACACAATTCTATCACCTAGTTTTTTTTCAGAGTAGCCATAGTCCTCTGCGGCATACCTAAGTGTCCAGAACTCTAAGTCGTATGCCCACAGCATAAAGTGCAGTTCTTTTTCAAAGATGTCATACCTCTTACAGAACTCCATGGTGCTAGTTCTTAGGTACTTAAGGTGATTTTTTTTTACGTACCTTTGGTTGAGTCGAGAAAAGTCTCGAAACAGCTTTTTTTTTGAAACTAAACTTTTTGGCATGATGGATATGGAACGGTACAGTGATATGGAACAAGAAGGATTCTGGGTTGAAATTCGAGAACTAGCTGACGAACTTACAGAGTTGATCCATAAATATGGACTAGAAGATAAGATTATTTCGTCGTTTGTTGTAGGTTTGCTAGAACCTTTTGATGAAGAGACTAGCAATATGAAGGCTTTCTTTCACTACAACATACAAAGCGAATCTGAGATGGAGATCATTCAAGACTTTATGACAGATTCATATTCACCACCCGAGGATACAGATCCAAACCTTGACGATCTGCTAGACGGGCTGGGGATTTCATTGAACTAAAATGGAGGGACTTATTAGAAAGATTATCATCGGGAAAGATCCGAAGAATGCCATGGCCTACTATGTAGGCATGAGGGCTGGATCGGGAGAAGTTTGTGCAATCGTATTAGACGAAAGACACCTTCACCTGCACAGCAAAAAAAGATATCTCGTATATTTGGAAAACGAAGAAGGACAGGTTTTGTGGAAAGCTGTAGATGACATGCCTTGTTTAATCGAGTTCGACTGTAACTTCTAATGACCATAGACAATCTTACTACTGATGGTTCTGAGTTTACTGTTGACGGTAAACGATATGCTGGAAAGTATCATGTCCACATATCCTCTGGGGCTATGGTCGGTGCACAACACACTTCTGAACCTCACAAAAAACTTACTCCTTCTAGTGATGTAGTCGCTAAAAGGATACGTAGTCTTCAACAAAGACTGCAAGATTTAGAAAGTCGCAAAAATAAAATTCAATCAACTAGACCCGCTGCCAGAAGACAGGTGAGTCGTCGGTCACAACCAAGCAGAGCTGCTGTTACTAGGCGTTCAAGTCGTCAATCACAACCAAGCAGAACCTCTGTAAGAAGACCTTCAATTAGACGATCACCCGGAAGATCTAGTGGCGGTGGAGGATATTAAATAACATGAAGACATTAGATGTTTTTGTTGTTGAGCTAGAGAAAAAAATCAACGACACCATCAAGACTGAAAGCGGTCTTGAACTTTACATTGACACCCGTTTTGAGATGGGTGAGTTTAACAACCGTGTAAATGAAGGCCCCGTAGTGTGCTCTCCGATCAAACACAACACCGGAGTAAAAGAGGGGGACACCCTTTACTTTCATCATCACGTAGTCATCAACGATGGCCAGCCCCTTACCGGAAAAGAAAACAACTACATCGTAAACTACGATGCAGAATATACGCACGGCTGTCAGGCCATTGCATACAAGTGTCAAGATACAGGCGATGTGTATCCTTTGGGCGGGTGGGCTATACTAGAGTCTGTTGACGAAAAAGAAGACTTTGTATCTGACGTTATTGAAATCGTCAATCTGCAAGTAGACCTACCCCGTAAGGGGCGCGTGGCGTTTGATGCCCCATGGTTAGAAGAGATGTGCGTTAAAAAGGGTGATGTTGTTGGGTTTGTAAAGAACGCTGACTACCGTCTAATGATTGACGGCAAAGAGTACTATCGCACCCGAAAAGAAGATCTTCTTTATGTCGAAGAAGAAGTTCACAACGATTGAAGCTGCTCAGCGCTTGATGACGTCAATGGAGGTTGCTATCAACAACATGATTGACGAAATCAAAAAACCTGTTGATCCTGAGATCAACGGTAGCGCGAGAAAAGCAGAACTGCAGTCTATCAAGCAAACAGCTACAGACTGTAAAGAACTAATTGTTGAGCGTCAGCGGTTAGAGCAAATGATAAAAGACCTACATACTAATGGGGGAATCGAAGAAGCCAAAGACTACAGCGGAGGTTTCGCTGAAAAGTTCTCTAAATGATTGGAAGAAGATTGTGTGGCAATACAACAAAACTGATTATAAATTTTGGGAGCAGTCTTGGAACAAAGAGTTTGAGGACTGATGCCTATTAAAGATCGGGAAGCTCGTCGTGCTTACAACAAAGAGTATCTAAAAAAGCACTACGAAAAAAATAAAGACTACTACAAGTCAAAAGCAAAAGCTTCAAAGTCAAAGCAAAGGAAGTGGAATAGGTCCTTTGTTGACAGAATCAAAAGAATGTTTGGCTGCGTAGATTGTGGTGAGTCCAATCCCGTAGTCTTAGAGTTTGATCACGTAAGGGGGGAGAAGGTTGGAAACATAGCGAACATGGTTCATGCCCCTTTATCTATAAGTGCAATCAAAGAAGAAATCAGAAAGTGCGAGGTCAGATGTGCTAACTGCCACAGAAAAAAAACACACGAGAGAAGAAACGTTTAAGGAAGGCTATATATGTGTCCACTTTTTCCGCAAGTATCCCCTCAAGCTTATACCTTGTAGAAAGGGTAACTGGTCACATGTGGGTTCAAGTCCCACCTTGCGGACATGAATATAATTGGTTAATTTTGTTCCATGCGCGAGTAGCATAACTGGATAATGCACAAACCTTCTAAGTTTGTTATTGGGGGTTCGAGTCCCTCCTCGCGTACTAATTCAATTCAATATGGCAAAGCTTAAGGTATCAACTTACAAAGCAAAGCGTGTTCGTCGCAAGGGTGTGCATGCAAAGACAAAGCAGTCTAAAAACAAGAACTCAAAGAACTACAAGAAGCGCTACGCTTCTCAAGGTCGATGAACTCACTTGTAAATATAGAAGAGTATGACGACCTTGCTATCTCAATTTGCCCCAACGGTACACAGGGTGAAGTGCTCGAACTTGGTGGGCTGGTCATTGTTCTTCCCGCTCAGCCTCCCAAAAAACAAATTCAAGGATATAAAGACCCAGTCCACATGCAGATGTGGAAAAGGTCACCTATGCCGGAGGAGCTGTCTAGGATTCGCTCTATGGATGAGTGGTCTGAAATGCCAAGGGAATTTAGACAGAAGTTTTCTACGTATATCGAAGAGGAGTTTCGGCGTAGGCGTGAGGGCTTTTGGTTTTTTAATTACGGTGTACCTACATATATTACGGGGAGGCACTACATGATGCTTCAGTGGACGAAGCTAGATGTAGGATACCCCAACTTTCTTCAGTTCCAAAAAAATATTTTCGTACATTTAGCAGCGTGTGAGGCGGACCCCCGATGTATCGGGCAGCTGTACACGAAGTGCAGACGTAGCGGATATACGAATATCTGCTCGTCTGTGCTTCTAGATGAAGCGACGCAGGTTAAGGACAAGCTCCTTGGCATCCAGTCAAAGACTGGTAAGGACGCGCAAGAAAATATATTTATGAAGAAGGTGGTTCAGATGTTTAGGCACTACCCCTTCTTCTTTAAACCTATTCAGGATGGAACGACCAATCCGCGCATGGAGCTGGCTTTTCGCGAGCCGAGTAAGAGAATCACGAAGAAGAATAAGACTGCGACGAAGGGCGAGGCTCTTAATACGGTAATCAACTGGAAGAACACTACCAACAATGCATACGATGGTGAAAAGCTTCACATACTGTATTTAGATGAGGCAGGCAAGTGGGAGAAACCCACGGACATCCGTGATGCTTGGAGGATTCAACGAACCTGTCTTATTGTTGGTAGGAGAATTGTTGGCAAGGCTCTAGTGGGATCTACTGTAAACCCCATGGATAAAGGAGGTAAGCAGTACAAGGCTTTGTGGAAAGACTCAGACCCATCAGAAAGAAATGCAAATGGTAGGACTAGGACAGGTTTATACAGACTCTTTATTCCTGCTTATGATTCTTTGGAAGGTTTCTTTGACTTGTACGGAAATCCAGTCGTTGAAAATCCTGATAAGGTTCTCGATGGTCTTGATGGTGATAGCATTTTTCAAGGATCAAAAACGTTTCTTAAAAACGAAAGGGAAAGCCTAAAGGATGATCCCTCAGAGCTGAATGAGATTATTCGTCAGTTCCCCTTTACAGAAGACGAGGCTTTTAGAGATAGTATTGAGGGCAGTCTTTTTAACATCGGAAAGATTTACGAACAGGTTCAGTTTAACGACGAGCTGTTTCCTGACCCCGTTGTCCGGGGTAACTTTGTTTGGAAAGAGGGTGTTCAAGACACTGAAGTAATTTTTAAGCCTGACGCTCAAGGTAGGTTTCACATTTCTTGGATGCCACCAAAAGAGCTACAGAATCTGAAGAAGTTTGAGCGTAATAAGCGTATCGCACCTAATGCAGAGCTGGGGGTAGGCGGGGTTGACTCCTACGACCTTGATGCCACCGTCGATGGACGGGGGTCTAAGGGAGCGCTACACCTGTACAACAAGTTTCACATGGAGCATCCATCAAATATGTTCGTGCTGGAGTATGCGTCCCGTCCGCCTTTGGCCAAGATCTTTTACGAAGATTGCTTGATGGCTGCTGTATTTTACGGTTACCCACTGTTAATTGAGAACAACAAGTACGGTATTGCAAGACACTTTGAATCAAGGAATTATGATGGATATCTAATGGACAGACCACGCCACCTTACATCTAGCAATGCTATTGTTAAAACAAAAACCAAGGGTATCCCATCAAACTCTCAGGACGTTATCCAAGCTCACGCTCACGCTATTGAGGCTTACATCCATGATCACGTAGGAATTCACAGAGATACTGGAGAGTACGGAAAGATGTATTTCAATAGAACTCTAGAGGATTGGATAGGGTTTAAGATTGACAACAGAACAAAGTATGACCTTTCAATTAGTTCCGGTCTCTGCCTTCTTGCATCACAAAAAGTAAAGCAAAAAAAGAAAGAGTCTAATTTCAGTGAGGCTAAGTTCTTTAGGCGTTACAAGCCCATTTCTTAATTTATTATATTTGCACAAAATGCGCTTACAGTAATGCAATCATACGGCACAAAGAAGTCAAGCAATTTTCCCGATCCGCTCGCTACTCAACAGGAAAAGTCTTCAGAGGCTTATGGTGCTAGTTACGCCAAAGCGATTGAGAGTCAGTGGGGAAGCTTGACGAATCAGAACTCTCTGCTTCGACAAAGAAACAAGATTTTTGAGCGTAATAGAGAATACGCAAACGGTACTCAGGACACAACTGTCTACAAGCAAATCCTGACCAATCTTGACCCAAACAACGGCGACGGAAGTTTGGTAAACCTTGATTACACACCTGTTCCTATTCTCCCTAAGTTTGCCAAGATTGTTGCTAACAAGATTCTGTCAAGAGATCCGTATCCCAATCTTGAGGCGATTGATCCTATCTCTTCATCAGATAAGCAGAAGGAAAAGAATCGCCTGAAGAATCAGGTAATGCTCCGTGAGGAACTCTTGCAGCTCAAGGAAATGACTGGTGGCTTGGTTCTTGGAGAAGATCCTGAGTCACTTCCAGAAACGCTTGAGGAGGCAGAAATCTTTTTGGAGACCAACGTAAAAACTGACGCAGAGATTGCTGCTCAGATTGGAACAAACCTCACACTCTCTTGGAGCAACTTTAATGACGGCATCTTTAGAAGAGTCGTTAATGATCTCGTCTCTTTGGGGATGGGCGTTGTCAAGAGAAGCAATGATCCAAGTTACGGGATTCGCGAGGAGTACGTGGATCCCATCAACTTTATTCATAGCTATACAGAAGACCCCGGAATGAACGACTTGCAGTATGCGGGTCACATCAAGCAGGTAAGCATTAGTGAGCTAAAGCGACTTGCCGCAGACTCTCTCACTGAAGAAGATTTCAAGAAGATTGCTACTACAATAGCAAACAAGAGCGGTTATGATAAATCAAAGATCAACGACACGCAGTATGATAGGTCTTTGAACAAGACCATGTACGGATACGATGAGTTCATGGTTGACATTCTTGAGTTTGAATTTGTCTCTACTGACTGCATCTACTTTGAGGAGAAAGAAAACAAGTACGGGAACAGAGGATTCTTTTATGAAGGATATTCATACAAGGAAAAAAAGAACTCTGTTTTTTCTCGTAAGCCACACAAGCTAGAGATTCAAACCATATACGGTGGCACATATATCATGGGTTGTGATATGTTGTTTGACTACGGCATGAAAAGCAATGTTCCAAAGAATCTTCATGATATCTCCAAGGCCCGTATGTCTTACTCGTGCATTTCCACGAACATTAGACGTATGATTCCTAAGTCTTTGATTGACGGATGTGTTGGCTTTGCCGATATGTTGCAGATCACACATCTCAAGCTTCAGCAGGCGCTAGCCAAGGCTAAGCCAGATGGGTTGATCATTGACATTGAAGGACTAGAAAATGTACAGCTTGGAAAAGGTGGTGAGCTTCAGCCTCTGGAGCTTCACGACATCTACGAGCAAACTGGTGTCTTCTACTACAGAAGTAAGAATCCAGAGGGTGGATTTCAAAACCCACCTGTCAGAACGATTGACAATCACATTCGCAACATCAACGAGTTGGTGAGTCTGTACAACCACTACTTGCGTATGATCCGTGACGTCACGGGAATCAACGAGATGATGGATGCATCTACCCCCAAGGGGGACACGTTGGTTGGCGTTCAGCAGAATGCTATTGCAGCTGGCAACAATGCCATCTATGATATCACCAATGCTGCCATGGTTATCTACAAGAAGGTTTGTGAAGACATTGTCAAGTGTCTGCAGATTCTTCCTCAGGATACGCCCATATATAAAGCCTACACCAATGCTATTGGCGAAAGCAACATGAAGGTTCTTAGCAGCTTTGGTGACTTGCCCATGTACAACTTTGGGGTTCAGGTCGTAAAGGACATGGAGGATAAAGACCGTATGTACCTTGAACAAAACATTCAAATGGCCTTGGGACAAAAAGAGATTGACCTTGAAGACGCGATTGCTGTTAGAAACATGCGTGACGTCAATCAAGCAGAAAGACTTCTTATTGTTCGTCGCAACAAACGAATGAAGCGACTTCAAGAACAGGCTCAGCAAAACTCAGCTATGCAAGCTCAAGTGGCTCAGCAGTCAGCCGCCGCTTCGTCTCAAGCAAAACAGCAAGAGATGCAAATGAAAGCTCAGATAGACATGCAGATGGAGCAGATGAAGAGTCAGTTGGAGCTTCAGCGCATGCAGATAGAGCACGAGATGCGTAAGCAAATCGAAATGATTAGAGCTCAAGCTACCCTTGGATTCAAGACCGAAGACCAAGAGTTCAAAGAAAAACTTGAAGTCCTTAAGGAAGATCGCAAGGATGAAAGAGTTGATAAACAAGCAGTGAAGCAATCGCAACTAATTTCACAGCGTAAAGGAAAGCGTGAAGAAATGCAAGAGCAGTCCACATCATTCATGAATATGTTTCAATAATGGCAACGAGTAAAGTAAATCTTGACGAATCGTCCAAGCTGGACATTACGTGCAAAAGAGGGGATACGTTTTCCTTGACTATTACCTTAAAAGATTCTTCAGGTACTGCACTTCCGTTAACTACAGACAAATACAGATTCATTGTTCAAGTTAGACAACCTGCAACTTCTGTGGGGGGTAGATCATCTAGAGGTAAGGGTGGCTTGATTCTGGGTACTCAAGATATAGGGGATAAAGCAGTAGATAGAGCTGGATCTGAAAACAACTTTGAACCAGTTGCTGTGGATGACAGTGGTAATGCAACCATTCAAGCTTCAGCCAAGGTTATGAGATCTATTCCTTCTGGAAGCTATGTGTACGATATTCAATACATCAAGCCAAGCAGTACCGGAGGACTTGATACACACAGGACTGTTTTGTTTGGAAACTTTGTTGTGAAAGAAGATATCTCTGAAGCAATAGAAACGAGCGCTAGATAATGAGCGATGTTTCTGTAACTGTTAATGACGCCACTTCTGTTGATGTAACAGTATCTGCATCTACGTCCGTAGACGTATCTGTATCTGCTGCGCCATCTATTTCTGTTACAGAGAAGGGACCTAAGGGCGATACGGGAGCAACGGGTCCACAAGGGCCTACGGGGGCGACAGGTGCAACAGGAGCTACCGGGGCGACAGGCCCTCAAGGAGCTACTGGATCTACAGGCCCTCAAGGACCTACTGGAGCACAGGGCCCCGCAGGTTCTGATGGTACGTCACCAAATGCGTTTACCACGATCTCTGTTGCTGGTCAAGATAATGTTGTAGCTGATGCAACTGATGATACATTAACTATTGCTGCAGGATCTAACGTTACTGTAACAACCAATGCTTCAAGTGATACTGTAACCATAGCGTCTTCAGATACTAATACTCAGTTAACTACAGAAGAAGTTCAGGATATTGTAGGCGCTATGTTTAGTGGCAATACAGAGACTAGAATTTCAGCCACATACGAGGATAGTGATGGAACCATTGATCTTGTCGTTGATACTATACCTGTAGACCTTACTAGTGCAGGCACGGGGACGATTGAGCAAAGCAACATTAGGGATAGAAAATTTACAGTAACTAGTAACACAGATGGAGATCATCGTGGTGACATAGTGTATATAGGAGGCACCACCTCTATGACTACTGGAGCTTTGTATCATTTTAAATCTGATGGAACATGGGAGCTTGCTGATGCTGATGCAGCTTCGACTTGTGATGGGCTACTTGGCATAGCCCTTGGTGCAGCATCAGACACAAATGGAGTTCTTCTTCGTGGAATGGTTACTATTGATCACGACCCCGGAAGTGTTGGGGATGTGCTATTTGTTTCTACAACAGCTGGAGATATAACGGCTACTGCCCCTTCGGGTAACGGAGATATCGTAAGGGTTGTTGGATATTGCTTAGATGCAACCAATGGTCAGATTTGGTTTAACCCAGACGGAGCGTTTGTAGAGGTTAGTGCATAATGCCAACCATTAACGCAAATAGGGTAGGTAGCGCCATAGGTTTTGGAAACTCTTCTTTTACTACGGCTCGTGAGGGTAATGCTGAAAGTGTTTCTGATAATCCATCTAACGCTGATGCAAATGCTATAAACCATTTTTTCTCTTCAGGCAGAGGGGGTGGAACCCACAAGATTAGAAGAGTATTTATTCATTTTGATGTAAGCAGCGTATCATCAACACCTCAAGATGCGTCTATAAACATTACTGGACACAGCCAGACTAGTGCAGATATTATAGTTGTTAAGAGCAACGCAATGGGCGCTGATGGTAGCACTGCCTTAGCTGCCTCAGAGTTTTTTTCAAGCGTAGCGTATAACTTCCCATTTTCATCAGAGATTACTTCTTGGAGCACAGGGTCAAATAGCATACCCTTAAATTCAGATGGTCTTAACCACATAGGTTCTAATAACAACCTTACGGTAGCTATCATAGAACATGATTCTGATTTTCAGAACACAGCCAATACTAGTGGCACTGTTTCTTCTGGGATTGATTTTGGCACTACCATAACCTTGACATATACCGAGGCAGCTTCTGGATACAGCCACAAGGTAAGTGGTGTAGCCTCTGCGAGCATTGGAAAGGTCAACACTGTGGCTACTGCAAACATTGGAAAGATCAATACAGTCGATTGATTATATTTGCATTATGAAATCCAAGAAGGATCCTCGACTAAAAAGAGCTGGAGTTAGTGGCTTTAACAAGCCCAAGAGAACTCCCGGTCACCCTAAGAAGTCACACATCGTTGTGGCTAAAGTTGGTGATAAAGTCAAGACGATTCGATTTGGACAGCAAGGAGCAAAGACAGCGGGAAAACCAAAAGCTGGAGAGGGACAGAAGATGAAAAAGAAGCGTGCATCATTTAAGGCTCGCCATAGAAAGAACATTGCTAAGGGAAAGATGAGTGCAGCTTTCTGGGCCAACAAAGTAAAGTGGTAATGAATACTGTAAAGTACAACAAGGGCGGTAAGCTCAAGATTTCTCAGAAGACTGTTTCTGTTGATCCACCTAAAGGATTTCATTGGATGGAGGAAGGTGGTCGTTACTTTTTGATGAAGGGTGACTACAAGCCTCATGCTGGGGCTGTTGCTAAAGCCAAGTTTAAACTTGTGAATCATCCCAAAGGATAATGAAGTTCAACAAAAAATACACGGCTGGTAGCAAGAATGTAGGGAGACGCAAGCAGCTCATGACTGAGATTGCGAATATCTACAAGAAGCACCGTGGAACCAAAGCTAAAAGAAAAAAGAAGGGCTTCCCTCCTGCGGTAGCTGCTAGACTAAAGAAACTTATGAAACAACGTGATAAAATCTAAACTATGTATCATTCAAAAAAGAAGAAGCCCAAGGTTATGAAGATGGGCGGTAAGCCAGTCGTCAAAATGCCCGGAGGTGGTATGATGAAAAAGAAGAAGGCTGGGCAGGATCATAAAGATGGCACCAGAAGAGTCGGAGCCTATAAGAAAGGTTCGTCTAATCCCAGAAAAGAGTTCATGAGAGTTAGCAATGCTGAGCAGCATAGATTGACTAGTGGAAACAAATCTGGTAAGCCAAGGCTCGCTCAAGAATTGAAGAAAGACACGCCCATGTTTATGTACGGCGGCAAGGTCTTCAAAGATGGTGGTAGCCTTTTGGGGGCTCTTATGAAGGACCCCAAGCAAAGAGCTAAAGCCAAGAAAATGCTCGGAATGTAATGAAGGTTTTAAAGAAAGGTGGTGGAATGTCTGGCCTTGACGCTGCTCAAAAGCAGGTCTACAAGAGAGGCCTTGCTGCCTACATGAGCTCTGGTAACAGACCTAAAGTATCTCAGCATGCTTGGGCTATGGCTAGAGTAAAATCTGACTTTGGAAAAAAAGAAGCAGCAAAGATTAGAGCAGGTAAAGGCAAAAAGAAAAAGTGATATATTTGCAAAACCAAACACAACAAAATAAATAATGGCTACTACAACAGCAACACTCACGCTTTCTAGCGGAGACTTGACTGGAGATGCTCTTTCTCTGAGCACCACCACTCAACTTACAAAAGCGGGCACTGCTACTGGTCTGGATCAGACCACTGGTGTTGCACGTAAATTCTTTGCGTCTGCTCAGGCTAATACAACCCTGATCGCCGCTGCAGATTACACTGCAGGGAAGGCTCACAAAGTCTACATCAAGAATACTTCGACAACAGCTTCTGAGTTTGTGAAGGTTGAGCTCGGAGCATCTAACCTTTCTCTTGGTTTTCTCTATGCTGGAGACTTTATGTTTATTCCTTACGACGGTGAAAACGACATCGACATTGATACTTCTGCAGTCAACATGACTGTTGAGTTCCTCGTTATTTACGAAGCGTAATGGCTACGGTAAGGGCTACGATTAGTCTTTCCTCCACAACGGTTATGCCGACTCCGATTAACATTGGGGCGAACATGACTGTCAATGCCGACTCTGGAACTGTTCAGCGCGTAAAGATTCTTGGTACAGCATCAGACTCAAACCCTGTTATGATTTACAAGGCTAACGACAAGTTGTCTAACGCCTATCTGTACATCAAGAACCTTGCGTCAGAGAAAGAAAAGTACATTTCAATCTTTGCTGACAGCTCTAGTGACGACCCTACTGTCGTTAAGCTCGGTGGAGGAGAGTTCGCATTTATTCCTGTCAACAGCGCTCAGACGCTGAAGGCTTTTGGAACTGATGTCGATCAGATGGTTGAGTTCGCAGTGTTTGGATTGGACAGCTCAGCAGTAACCCTATCATAAAAACAATACTATGGCTAATATTTCAAATACAGCGTCAGCAAACCAAGCGGCCTTTGGCGCGTTTGGTTCTGCTTTTACTGATCTTGCAACACACACGTTAAGACCGCCAGAAGGCTTGTCTATTGTTGCCATTCAGTTTTTGGCCGATACCATCCTTGACAGCTTAGTTGCTAAAAATGCAAACGTAACAATCAACACTGCTTCTGCGTCTAACACAGGCGGTATGTTTACCCGTACGGTAAATCAAGGTCTTTCTACTACCGATAAGATTGTTTTTGACGACACCAACGCCGCTTCAGGTGTAGCATTGGGAGATGAGGTTTATTTTAATACTGGCGTCCTTTTGGGCACAGTGATAACTCTTGATCCTGACGGGAACAATGCTAATGAGATTCAAATTAGCGCCAGCCAAGCCATAGCAGATGATGCTGTCCTTTCTTTTATTAGACCGAACGTATCATCTGGAGAAGGCGTGGGAGGACAAGCTATTGGGACTGGCGGTAGTGATCAAAAGTTCCCAAAGGGGATGACTATCTACGGAAGATGGGATGCTGTTTCTCTTCAAGCACCTGATCCTGACGGAGGCATCATCGTATACTTTGGACCCTGATAACAACAACAAATAATTTAAATTAAATGGAGGATAACAATCCCACAGAAGGCGGTACGTTTGAAATTTTCAACACCGCTGAAGATCTTCAGGCTAGCATGACTCAGCCTGACGCACCTGTACAAGAGGCTCCTGTTGAGGAAGCATCTACTCAAGAATCAGCCCCAGTAGAAACGCAAGAGGCTCCTGCTCAGGAAACTCCTTACGTTGACCCTGAGGCTGCTCCTGTACAACCTACACAAGAAACATTTGAAACTGCATCTGAACCTCAGGTGCAGGAAACAGAAACTGCAGACTACAGCGATCAAGAGATTGAAGGTGCTGTGATGAGTTTTCTGAGCGAGAGGCTCGGACGCGACATCACTTCCTTTGACGACTTGTCGCCCATTACGGAGCCTGCAAACCCGCTCGACGAGAGAGTCGAAGCTATCGCTAAGTTCGTTCAAGAGACTGGACGTTCTCCGCAAGACTGGTTCACATATCAATCCCTTAACCCAACCGAGATGGATGACGTTATGGCGGTTCGAGTGAGCATGGCTACGGAGTACAAAGATCTCAGCGGACAAGAGATCGACCTTCTCATGCAGAGCAAATACAAACTGAATCCCGATGTCCATTCGGAAGAAGAGATTCAGCTTTCACAACTGCAGCTCAAGATTGATGCTGCCGAATCTCGTAAGCGTATCACGGATCTGAGAGAGACCTATAGCGCCCCAGAGTTTGAGCAGCAATTCGAAGAGCCACAGTCTGTCGTTGACGATGAGTGGATCGCCAACATGAGCCGCGAGGTTGATTCATTGACTGGATTGGAATTTGATCTCGGTCAAGATCAGACCTTTACGTTCGGGTTGGAGGAAAGCTATAAGTCACAACTCAAGGATAAGAATGCTCGTCTCGACGATTACTTCGATCCTTACATTCGGGATGATGGTAGTTGGGACATTGACACCCTTTCTTCACACCGCGCTTTGATTGACAACATTGATCAGATTGCTCAGTCTATTTACAGACAGGGCCTCAGTGATGGTCAACGCGGTATTGTTGAAAAGGCTGCTAACGTTCAGGCTGGCACCCCACAACAACAAACAAACAACAACGATTCAGACCCAGTTATCTCCCAAATAAAACAATTCATGGGGGGTAACTCTGGTATGAAATTTAGAATCTAAAAATTATGGCAAGTATTGCTTCAACCGCTGTAGAGCATAATACAGCAAACAGTATTGCTCTCGACCCCAGAAAATATAAGGCTCTGGGAGATTTTCTCACCGCAAATGGTGACTTTAATAAGCCTGACGTTCGCGATCTTTTGGTGAACACCTACGGTGATCAAGGTATCACTGGTTTCTTGCAGCTCACAGGCGCTGTAAACTCTGGTGGTACAGCCGACCAAATCGAATGGTTTGAGGAAGGCCGCCGTCACAAGAAGTACAGTGTTACAGCTGCGGAGCAGCTGTCCACTGGTCACACTCCAGATAACAACGGTGGATCAAACACCTTGAAATTTGATGAGAACCCTCAGAGATATGATGTTTTGATGAGCACCGCTACAGGTGAAAAGTACATTGTGACTACTCAGCAGGCATCACCTGAGGCAGACGTAACTGTTGGTATCGCATCTTTGACTAGTGACACTAGCAATGAGTCATTCAGTGTTTCTAGTGAGTTTATTTACCTCGGCAACATGTACCCACAGGGTTCAGATCAGCCAAAGTTCTTCCAAGAAACAACACCAAATCGTCGTAAAAATCCTTTCATGATTGTGAAAGATCGTTACGAAGTAAACGGTTCACAAGCAACAAACATTGGCTACGTCAACATTGGCAACGGAGACTACCGTTGGTTTATGCATGGTGAGCAGGAGGCTCGTAAGCGCTTCATGGATCGTCGTGAAATGATGTTGCTGTTTGCAGAGCAAATTGGTTTTGCTGCTGAGGATGAATTGGTAAACTCCACCAACAACAACGCTGCAGGAGACAAGATTGCTGGTTCAGAGGGATACTTTGCTACTCTGAACAACAGAGGTATCAAGGTTACTGCTACAGCAACTGATCCTTTGAACACATTCACTGAGTTTGATTTGATTTTGACTGAGCTTGATCGTCAAGGCGCTCCTTCTGAGTACGCTATGTACTTGAACAGAAAGCAGTCTTTGGCTATCGACGACATGTTGGCTGCAGGTATCGGAACGCAAGTTACTGCTGGTTTGCCCGGACAGTTTGGTGCGTTCAATAACGATGCTGACATGGCTGTAAGACTTGGATTTAAGTCATTCACTCGTGGTGGATACACTTTCCACAAGCACGATTGGAACTTGATGAATGATCCTACTTTGCTTGGTGCTGTTACAGGTGCGCCTGCAGGAGCTATGGTTCCTTTGGCAAACATTGCTGACGCACGTAGTGGCATGAGAGCTCCAGCTCTTGAGATGTGCTACAAGGAGGCTAACGGTTACAGCCGTGAAATGGAGCACTGGGTAACTGGTGGTGGTGTGATGGGTCACACAAACAATGGAGATGACGGTAAGGACGTAGCTACGTTCCACTACCGCTCTGAGATTGCTTTGGTGACTCGCGCTGCTAACCAGCACGTATTGCTTGCGTAATAACTAACCTGAGGAAGGGGGAGGGGCTTCGGCCTTTCCCCTAACTTCATAATACTAACAATTATGGCAAATAAACTTTTTCCTCTTATTTCTGAAACAGCAAGTGCGACTCTTACTCTTGAGATTGATGCCGCAGCAACGGCAAAAACTGTAGACTTTGATGTTGATTCAAGAACAGTTTTGATCAATGCTCAGGGAGCAGATTCAGCACCTACATATACAGTGAACCTGAGAGGACCAGAGGGCCTTGTGTTTTTTGTTGACATTACTAGTTTGAATAGCAACACTGGTAGTGCTGGAGCCGCAGCAGTTATTTTCTCCAGAGGTGCAAATACTCTTACTCTTGATGCCGCTAACGAAGCCGCATCTGTATTGTTGACAAAAGATGGTCTTCAGTCAGCTAGTGACTTGGATCTTATTGGCACTAACGCTAACAGCCCAACATTCGCTTAATCATGCATGGAACTGATTTAGTTTTAGGAGATCGCCTTTTGGTTGGAGGTAACTCTGACTTGAAAGGAAAGCTCGATGTTGCCGGAGAAGCTACTCTTACAAGCGCTACAATTACTGCTCTCTCTAACGAGACCGTTGAAGGAGGCGCCTCTGATGGTGCTACTGCTTTGAGCGTAAATACCATGGTTTCATTTGTATCAACAGATACATCTAAAACCCACGTTTCTTTGGCTGATGGAGTTATTGGACAAGTAAAAATTATTGTCCACAAGGCTAGAGCAAACAGTGCGAACTTGGTTATTACTCCTGCAAACTTTGGTGCTGGATCAACGCTAACATCTAACCTTCCAGCAAGGTCTGTTTCCTTAATTTTTGATGGGACAAACTGGCAAGTTTTTTCTGGAGAAATTACAGGAACTGCAGAATTTGTTATTGCGTAATAGATATCATTTTCGAGAAAGGCTCCCGTTGGGGGCCTTTTTCTTTTCCCTTATATTTGCAGCATGAATAAATTCATCATATTTAAATTGAAAGATATAACCCCCTCAGGGTCTTTCTTGTCAGATGATGGATCGGGTATCGAGGTTATCTCAACACCCATTGATGGTATTGCATATATGACAGCATCCTTGGGGAGCGTAAACATCTTTCTAAAAGACGTCTCGCCGTATGAGGATAACAACCTGTCTACTGGAGAATCTCTTCAGAGATCCTTTGTGACAGTCTCGTGTGAGCAAGGAGAGGAGGTAGAGCTTATGAAAAGCATTTCAGTCTTTTCAACCTCAAAGACTACCAACCCCTTTCTTATTTTTGATGCAACCGCATCCCCTACGTTTGGTAGATATGGAAACAACATCAAGGCCTTTGTAAAGTCAAACCCAGTCAATAGAGTCACAGGTGTTGAAAGCAGAATAGTAGACAATGGGTTTACAGCTTCTACTGCGTCCATAGTTGGAGACATCGACTTTGGAGATGTCGACAACAAGCCTATCCTTGATTTAGACTGTAGGGACGCTACATACAGTGGTGCACTGACTGCTTGGGCAAACCAAGGAACAGGTGGATCAACATATAATGTAGACGTCTCTAGTGTGGTTGGATCTATTACTGAGGGGACGGGAAGTGCTACTAATGGATTCAACACAAACCCAGTATCATTCTTGTCTGATTCACACGCTGTATTAGCAAATGCCCTTAAAGTAAAAGGTGACTACACAGTATATGCCGTATTTACAAGCGCCGCAGATGGGTCAGAGGGGAGAAACGGTGTTCTTTATGGCAGCTCCTCGGGAGAGACTGTAGGATTTAGCGCAACAACAGAAGCTCTTTCTAAGCAACCTACGGTAAAAAACTTGATTGGATTACGTCACGAAGACAGGCTTGGACTTCCCGCTATTAGCGAGGTTAGTGTTCCCTTTGATAAAGATCTTCCTTCGGTGGTTGTTATTAGAAGAGACTCTGAGTTTAACATATCTGTTTACAACTATCAAGGAGAACTTATAGCTAGTTTTGTTTCTAATGTTTTCGAAAGCCTTGGGGTTGAGTCATCTATTATTCTTGATGGAGAAACATCAGGAGAGCTTAACATTCTTCAGGTTGGATCTGCAGGATCAAACACGTCGACTTCTTTCAAGGGGTCACTTGGTAGATTTGGAGTAATTACCAGAGACATAGGACACTCAACAGCCTCAAGGCTTGCTAGAGACTTACATGAACTTTATAAACTTTAATTTTATTTATTATGGCACAACAAACACGCCGGGCTCCGGGACGCCCTAAAAAGACCCAAGAGACAACTAATGTCAAACCACAAGTGCAGAGCGCAAAGACTAAAAAGCCAGCGATCAAGCAAAAAAAAGAAGAGGTTAGGCATAGAATCTATGAAACTGTAGGCGCGGGAGGCGTCGTAACCATTCTTCGTCAAAAAGAAATCCAGATATATGATGAGGATACTGGTAAGATTCGCAATCTTCGCTACTGCCCCCGAGAGAACTCTCCGTATGTAGATGAACAGAATGAAAACTCAGTTCGTGAGGCAGTTATTTTTAGGGAAGGAAGACTTCTTGTTCCAAAAGAAAAGCCAAACCTTATGATGTTTCTAGATCTTCACCCTGAAAATCAAGCAAACGGAGGTAGAACATTTAAAGTTATTGATAACAAAAGAGACGCAGAAGCAGAGCTTCAAAAAGAGTTTTCTCAGTCTGAAGCCATTATGATGGTGAGAGAGAAAGACATTCAAGATCTTCTTCCTGTTGCCATCTACTATGGAATCAACATTAACAGAGCGACATCTGAGATTCGTTATGACTTGTTGCAGACGGCAAAGAAAAACCCAACAGGGTTTATACAAGCATTCGACTCTCCAGAGGTTACTACTCGTGCAATGATTACGCAAGCGGGAGACTATCAGATCATCAACCTCAAGAAGAGTGGAGTGTATTGGTTTGATAGCAACCAAATGATTGTATCTGTTCCTGCAGGTATGGAACCTGTAGATGTTATGACAAGATTCTGCCTGACTGAAAAAGGGGCAGCAGTGCTGTCCACTCTAGAAGACAAACTAGAGAAACTCGGTTAACAGAGAGGCCCTTCGGGGCCTCTTTTGTTTTTGTATATTTGCAATATGATTAGCGTAATTCAGGTATACAACACGGTGCGCGATATTGCGAACAAAGATCAGAAGGGGTTTATTACTCCCGAGATGTTTAACTCATTGCTCCCAGCCGTACAGTCAAACATTTTTACAAAGATTTACGACTACGCTGTTCAGTCTCAAGCATTGAAGAGATCAGGCGCTGACCTTGGTGGAGAAGATTCTGTGTATCTGAAAGCCAAAAACTATCTGTCTGAATACGTTCACACACAAACGCTTTCTGAAACTAACGGCAGCAGTCTTTATGACGAGGGAAAAATATTCTTCAAGCCAGAAAACTGCAATAGAATCATTTCTCTTTTTGATGACAGAAACGTCAGTATTGACTTGATCTACAATACAGAGAAGATGAGTCGCATTATCAATAGCAACCTCTCTGAGCCTACTGATGACTTCCCTGTTGCCCTTATCTCTGATCAGATCGAGCTATTCCCAGACAGCCTGTCTGGAAACATATACGCTAACTACTATCGCAACCCAACTTCTAGGATGGAGGTTGACACCAGACAGAGCAGAAGGGGTGATATTGATTTTTCTAGGCAGCCCTTCTACTCAGCTCAATCTCTTGCGGGAGGTATCTCTGTTCCAAACACTGCAACCTGTAGGGGCTTTGACTTGCCTTACGAGTTCTATGGTGAAGTTGTAAGTGAGATTTGCAAGATGATCGGAGTATCTCTTAGAGACACATTCTTGACTCAGTACGGGGCTGCACCACAAGTATAAGACATGACAGATATTTCTACAGAGGGAATGAACTACGTCACCCTTAGACAGGTGATGGACGATTTTGTACTAACGATGGATGTAGATGATCACATCTCAAACATCAATGACGCGATGCTTCGTAACGTCGCGCTTCGTGGTATCCGAGAGTTTGGCTTTGACGTCACCGCTCGTATCAAGTCTCTCAAGAAGACGATCGGCACTAACAATACTTTAGAGCTTCCTTCTGATTATGTGGACCTTGTTAAGGTTGGCATTGTTGGTAGCGACGGCACAGTTTATGTGCTGAATCAAAACAAAAACATCAACTACTCTCGCAAGGTAAAGCTTGATGGCAATAATGCAGAGACCTTTGTTGACTCAAAGAGGGATCCAATGTACTTGGATCAAAACAAAGTAGAGGACAGAGAGGATGACAAAACATCAACCTCTGGAGGAGATGTTCTTACCAACGAAGATCCGTTTCAATCCTTTGTGTTTAGAAACTATATCTACGAAAACACTCTAGGTGGATTGTATGGTATTGGCGGTGGACACGGGATGGGGGAGTACAGAATCAACCTTGATCAAAACAGGCTTGAACTTGACACATCTAGTGATATTAGCGAGGTAATCATAGAATACGTAGCGGATGAAGCTCGAAGCTCTAACCCACTGATTCATGTGTATGCAGAGGAAGCTCTTCGATCATACATCTATTACAAGCTCTGCGAAAGAAAGTCCACGGTTCCTGCAAATGAAAAGATGAGAGCTCGCTCAGAGTACTACAACGAGCGCCGTAAGGCTAAAGCTCGTCTCGGTAACTTCAATAGAGATGAGGCGTTGAGAACGATTAGAAAGAACTTTAAGCAGGCACCTAAGTACTAATGATTGATAAGGTATTTCCCAGAAAGCTGAACTCAAGCAAGGACGCAAGAGTTCGCGGAAAAGATGAAATGATTGATGCTGTCAATGTAACCATTGACGACAACACAATCGACTTTAAAAGAGGCGGTGAGGCAGCCAGCGGAAACTTTGGTGTGCTAAAACCAGTAAAAGGTAATATTGCCGTACCCAACGCATCGGTTGATTTTTCGGGTAACGGAAGAGTTATTGGAAGTTGCGTAGACGAAAGGAATGAAGAAATATACTACTTCGTCTACAGCTCAACAGCTTCTGAGCAGGGGGTTTACAAGTACTCAAAAAGTACAAACACGGTGGCACCTGTTCTTAAATCAAAATACTTCAACTTCTCTTCCGTCTCTTTTGTTGAGTCCAACTTGGTATACATACCTAAGGGGGAATCTGAGGCTCAATTCAAGATCAGGCCCGTTCTGTTTTTTACCGACGATATCAACGAGCCAAGAAAGATTGATCTGTCAAGAGCTTCTGAGGGTCAGTCTCTTTCTAGCTCAAACGATGTAGACTTCTTGGACTTTGTGTCTGTGTGCCCAAGAACACCTATAGACCCACCCTCAGCACAGTTTGGCAATGATCCAACAAGCTCTGTTAGTAACTTCAAGGGTAAGAAGGGATTTCAGTTTGCATATCAAAACATATACAAGTCTGGAGATGTAAGTGCTATCAGCACTTACTCTAAGCTTCAGGTTCCTGCTGCATACATATATCAGGGCACTGCACCAAATGCTTCTTTTTTTACTGAGAACTTAATTGCAGTAACGATTCCCGCAGCAAGTCTTGGCGCCGAGGTGGACAGGGTTAGGCTGCTTGTGAGAGAGGGTAATGTTGGAAGCTGGTTTGTGGCTGACGAAATAGAATACACCTCAGGCAATGTGCAGTTTGACTTCTATAACGACAAGGTTCTTACCATTCTGCCAGAGGGAGAGACAAGAAGGCAGTTCGACTCCACGCCTAAAAAGGCTAGAGCTCAAGAGGTAACAAACAACAGACTCTTCTTTGGAAACTATGTGGAAGGGTTTGATGTTGAAAGCATTTCCGAACTAACGTCAAATGGGTCTCCCAGAATAAATCACATGTTCTTGGAGCGCCCTGAAGATTTCATCACATTTAACCTAACATTAGAGCCAGAAGTAAGAAATGTAAACGCGCCTAGCGCTGCGGATGCCTGCCTTAACAGGGTGGCTGCATATAGACTAGGTGTAAGTCAGCTCCCTACAGAGGGTGTCGTTGCTGGTACTCAGGTGATATTTAATATGACCCTAATGCCTGACGACAACTTTCACATGTACGAGTCTCGCGCAGGATACCATGGAAGTGCAAGATACGACGTTTTAAAGGCAGACACAGGGGCTGACGTCCACGCTCTTACTCAGGAGCAACAGATGGGCCCTGCTTTTGACGCTTCGGGTAAATCTTTCTTTGGACCTAGTCAACAGTTTAGTCTCCAAGATGGAGGGAGAGTTAGAAAAAACAGTGTTGCCTTTAATCCGTTCTTAAACGATGCTGAAAATGCAGAGGGTCACGCACAGTGGAGAGCAGATTTTGCAGGTGACGCAACGGGTGTCGCCGACAATGCTGGACAAAAGGCTGTATACGGCACGAATGCTGGTAACCCATTTATTATTCAGGGTAAGCCTATTAAGTTTAGCGGATCTTTTATAGCTCTTGTTGACCTCAGTCAAGATCAACTCGCACAAGAGATTACCGGAATGGTGGTGGGTAATCCAAATAAGGCTGATGGTCTTTCTTTTCAAGATGTTGATGGCGTTGCAGAGCCTGTAATTCAAAGGATATCTGTAATATCCTCTGTATCTACATCGTCTTACAACATAGACCTTCAGCTCAACAATCTCCAGAAAATAAAGGTCAATGGGTCAACAGACTTCCGATCTAAACTTGTTGTGGCGGTTGGTAAGCAAGACAATCTCGCAGGAAACGGAGGTACATACCTCGCTCCGATGGGATACTTCATTGTAAATAAGGCGCAACCAGAGTTTAGACTGAGGGACATAAGTCAGTTCTATGCTGTAGAAGATAATACAGATCCCACTGGGGAATTATATGATGAGTTCCGTGGAAGCGATGCGTTTTTTGCCCTCGACCTTTTGACGCTTGGGGATTTTGAAACGCTTACATGTATTCCTGATGTATTTATACCAACCACGGAAGAGGATGTTTTGGGCGCGGGGGCGCCAGACTTCACTGCTAATCCCGGAAACATCTTTGACGGGTGGGTATGCATGACAAGAGACTACATTCAGTTCCAAGTTCCGAACCTTACACTTGCAGACCTTCAGTCTCGATTTACGCTTTGTGCTCAAGAGCTGTTTGACATCATTAACGGCACATTTCAATTTGAAATCACTCTTGGGGAATCGTTGATAGTAAACCCGATGACTGTTCTGTTTCATAGCACGGGAGACCTCTTCGCCGACACTGGTAATTTTGAACTTAGCAGTACAGCGTTCCCAATAAATGCACAGCAGATAAGAAGGTGGTTTGGCTATTTGATTCCCACAGGAGCCTCTGTGAATCTTAGTACTAGCGTAGGAACTATACTCGAAACTCTTAACGAAATAGGTGCAGGCAATCTTCAAAACATACCTAACGCCCTAATTCAGATTGAGGGAGGTAGATTGATAAATACTTTTGACGATTACGCTAGAGACACTTTGCTCAATGAAGGTGTGGACATTTTTGACAACGACGCCAAGTATTTTGATTACGCGTTTAGCCTTTTGGACGGTGAGGCTGGTGCAGGAGCTGTAAGCACGAGCAACATAAACGGTCAGAACAGATCGAGTGTGTCGTATGGGACCATATTGGCTGGGGTTTGTTCTTGGGCTAATCACGGAAACGCTGACTTTTTGACTTTCGTGACTGATCTAAACAACATGCCACTCATATCTCAGACGAGTAACTACGTCTTAGGTAATGATCAACTTGATTCAGCTGGTCAAAATCCAGCAGAAGATCTTCTTGATGAAAAGCATGCTCACATTGAGGTGTTTGATTTTGAAACTATTCAGATATCGCCTCAGTCAGATGGGGGAGATCAGCCATACAAGTCCTTTAAGACAAAAGCCAACCACGACTTTGGTATAGTCTTCTACGATCAAAGGGGTAGGGCTAGTGACGTCATGCCACTTGGTAGTCACTATGTTCCCGGGTATGACGTGGCAGACCTTAAGGGTCCTGTCAAGATTCAGATTAGCCTCGACGGGGTTACAATTCCGCCTTGGGCTTGGCACTATCAAATAGTATATGCTGGCAATAGCACAGTAGATGATTTTGTGCAGTATTCTACGGGCGGGGCTTTTGTTGAGTTTGACTCAGATGATCCAGACAACAATGGAAACATCTACGTGTCCCTAAACTACCTTCAAAACAACTCAAGTGTATCCTACTCCTCTGCTTTTGGTGCAGTAAACTTTGACGGAAGTCAAGACTTCTACACCTTTAAGGAGGGAGACAAGCTTAGAATACTTTCATACTTTACGGACAATGAGCTGGCAAACAGACAGTTCCCTCCCGCTTATGAGTTTGACATTGTAAGAACGGTTACCCTTGCGGACGACGAAGACAACCCTCTAAAAAATCCAGATACAGAAATAACCCAAGCCTGTGTTGGACAGTTTCTTGTTCTTAGAAACAACCCTGCAGCTATTGGATTCTCATACTCTGATGTCAAGCAAAGCATTGGATCGGGAGCGGTTCCTTCGGAGTCAAGTCAACACAGATGGAATGACAGATGTGTCGTTGAAATTTACAGCCCTAGGAAAAACCAAGATGCAGAAGACAGGGTATACTATGAGGTTGGCAAGAAGTTTAACATTCTCAAGAACGCGGAGACGCTTGAGTTTGAATCTGCAACGATTGACCTAACTGAAGGGGACGTTTACTTCAGAAGGATTCCAATGAACATGCCAAGGTTTTTGCCAGAGCAGTCATTGTTTTCAAATCTCATTCAGAACGAATCTTCAAACCCTAGGTTCTTAGACTACTTTGTCGAGACAAGAACGTTTACGGACACCATTATTGGTGCCAATCAACAGAACTGGGGTAAGGCTAAAATCGTAAACAGATTCCAAAGAGAGATAAGAAGGGATTCCTCTATCACGTTTAGTGACGTAAATAATTACTCTCAGCCTCAGCTCAGATACACTAGGTTTGATTCCACAACAAGTAACTTCAAAGATCTACCTAACTCAAGCGGAAGTATACAGAGACTAATAAATAGAGGGGATAGCTTGTTTGTTCTTCAAGAAGATCAGATCAGTGATATTCCTGTCTCAAGAACTTTGCTGTCAGATTCTGCTGGAACAGATATTGTTGTTGCTTCTGAAAAGGTGTTGGGCACACAGAGGTTTTACTCTGGAGGCTATGGATGTAGCACAAACCCTGAGTCTGTAACTAAAATTGGCGAGAGCATATACTTTGCTAATAAAGAGAATTTTGAAGTTTACAAGTTCAACCCTTCAAATGGTGTTGCTATCATTTCTGAGTATGGACTTAAATCTTACTTCAGAGATCTTTTCTCATCTGCTCTAAATGTTGCTGGTACTGTTGTAAAGGTTGTTGGTGGGTATGACCCCATCCTTGATGAGTTTGTAATATCAGTTGTAAACGAGGCTGCCATTGCTACGGCATCTGCTGAACAATTTGACCAGCCTACAGGGACCGTGATTGTAACTCCAACGTTCCCTGACGCCCCTGATGTAACGGCTGAAATAACAGACTTAAACATAGATATTTCTTTGCTTGAGGCTGATTTGATTTTGGCAAATGATACGATTGCCGACCTTCAAGCGCAGATAGCTGCTCTCTACAATCAGATTGCATCCACCATCAACGATCCTGAGGTTGCAAATACAACTGATTATCAAACGATTGTTGATTTGCTCAATGAAGAAATTGATATTATTGAGGATGAGGTTATTTCCATATCTAACGACGCTATCTCTGGTATTGAATCTACGGCAAGCTTTCACGCTCAAGCACTGTTGCAAGCCAATGAAGCCATATCAAGTATCGACAACTTCCTCGCAGAAAATGCTCTTGTTGGACCTAGAGCTGACAACCTAGCTGACGTCGACTTTACCCTGCCTTCTCAGCTTAGTTCTGACGTCATGGCAACTACTTCTCACAGCGCAGGAGAAACCGTAACATACGCTCAATTTATTGGCGTTGTTGAAGCATTTAAGCTTAAGCTCAGAGAGTACAAGACCGCTTCAAATGACCCCACGTTGGGTAAGTATCTTACTGATGCAGGTACATACACAGGAAGGGATGCGGGAGGTGACAACAGCATCACCTTTGAAATTGGATACGGTATACCTACTGACGAATCTTTGTCTGATGAATTTACAGACAGCAATCTTCCACCTAACTCTGCTTTGTTTTCAGACCCTGAGTTCTTGAACAAGCTTTTGGGTAATCCCAGTACGGTTGGATTTGGATACTTGGCTGATGTAAACAGGCTTTTCCAAAGCTTTGCTGGTGGAGGTATTGATGGTATTGCTGAAGTGCTCATCAACAAGGAGGGTGAGCTTGAAACACTTGGGCAAGAAAACGAAGATCTGCTGAATCAAATTGCAGTCTTTGTAGAGGCTGTATACGAGGGCAAGGGGCCTGAGGTAGAAACCACACCCGATGCTGTGTCTCAGACAAGGGGTCCGTTCGGAGATGAATACGATCCTGACGGTGACGGAACTGTTGAGGCTAGCCCTCTAAAGGCTTTCTATGATGCTGTTCAAGCCGATGATGGAGACCCATCGTTCCCCAACCTGAGAGCCGCTATAACTGACAGCACATTGAATTATGGATCTGTATTGGCTCTTATTGAGGATGGACTTACTGGATTTAGCACACCCTATCAGGCTGACATAGACTCAAAGTTTGCTGATATTACTGCTATACAGGCGGTGAGAGACAGTCTCGCAACTTCTTTCTACAACACTTCTAAGTTTACGTTTGATGTACAGAGAGATATTTCTCCATCCGGTCAGAATCCAGCGTATAGCGGTGGTGTTCCGTCTGAATTTTACGGTCTACTTATTGCGGGGGGTAATCCTTCTCCTGATGAGATTATTTCCGCTCTTGGTGGAGACACCATAGATCAATCCGAAGCTCAACAGACATACTATGAGTTGTTTGGTAGTGTATCAAACATACTTGACTTCTTGTCTACCACTGACTTTACTGAAGGTGGTCCTCCTGCGATTGGAGGCTCAGGAGCAAGTGACCTTCTTAAAGAAAAGATCAGAGACTTCTTGGTGCAGTGGGACACACAGCTAACAGGTGTTGGATTCCCTACTGGATTCTCAGAGGAGTATGACTTTGAATCTCTTGCTAGCCCAGATACTACCGATGGCGCTTTGGAAGCGGCTCTTGATCAGGCTTTAACCGCTATCACTGGTGTTAACGGTGGAGGTTTTGACATTAGCCTTTCGGGACTTATCGGGGCGCTTCAGGGAATGCTTATTGAGTATACCGACCAACTTCGTAATTCAGGCTTTTTTGCTGATTCTCAGTTTACTGAATCTGGCAGCTTTGTTAATGCACAAAATATCTTTTCAAGTACTCTGCCTATAGACGGTGGCCCTTCATACAATGAACTGTTTAACGCTGCGTCAAACATTTCAGAAGCAGTCACAAGACTTAAAGAGTTCCAGACAATACTTGGTTCGACAACGCTCGTGGGTCAGGTAGGAGGCACGGGGTCTGCTACGGGTCTTCCCGACCTTAGCATACCTACAAACAGTAATGAATTTAGACCAGCTGTCGGTTATACTGGAGCAGGCGGACAAGGACTTATAGCTCAAACAGTTCTTCAGGGCGGACCTATTGAAAACCAAGATGCAAGCACAGATGGACAATCTATATATACATCTTATGAGGGCCTCAGAAGTTTGCTACAATATATAGATAATACTCTCACTACATATTCTAATGCTCCGATAGCGCAGGGTGGTGCAATTGATCTCGGAGGAGAAGATGTGTTCTTCAATAGTTTTAACACTGGGCCAAACCCAATAGATGGCAGTTACCCTCCATTTAACTTTACGGGATCTCTTCTGGATCTTATTCCTAACGGATCTGCAGCATACTCAAAGGTCTATGATGCCATTGCAGCTCTAATAGGGCCGATTTCAGTAGACGAAGGAGATATAGATCTTGCACAAATCGTAGGTATTGTCAACACTGCTGTTAATGACTCTATTTTGTATAGAACTGAGAACATAAGAACCGTGCTTCAGAACGTTGAATTTGAAGGAGGCGCTTTGGGGACAGCAGATTTTAGGGGGCGCATTGACACATCGGGTGGGAACAGTATTCCACTAGAGTTTAAAAACTCCGACCTTGACGACGACAATGCCGTGGGAGCAAATGACCTGCTTCTGTTCTTGGCTGAGTTTGGGCTGCAGGTAGACAACCAATCTCTTGAACAAAGAGTCGACGACATCCTCAATCTGCTAGATGAGTTTAACTATAGCAACGTTACTATTGGGGGGCCCGGAGGTAACCCTACTATTCCGCAGACAAACACAGACTTTATTCAAGCTCTGATAGCAAACATAAACGGTCTGTCTAACCTTCTTCCAGAGGGTAGTTTCTTTGCTTTCGACAATGATCCACTTCTTCCTGTGGAGGAAGGACAAGTCGAGGGTGCTGCAAACCCACGTTACGGACAGATATATATTGACACTACGGCGACGCTCTGACCAAAAGAATCATGAAGAAAACTATAGGATTTAACGATAAGAAGAACATTTGGACGTCTAAATACGACTACGAATCTTCTAACTATGCGTCTTTGGATAAGCAGTTTTTTTCTTGCAGGAAAACTGTTGAAGCCTTTGATGATGTTGTGTGTTGGGAACATCACAAAAATTCTGCTAACAATAATTTTTACGGGACTCAGTACTCTTCTGCCATAGCAGTGTCTTTTAATGACAACCCATCTCAAAACAAGCTATACAAGACATTTAGTGTTGAGGGCTCTGAAAATCTTAAGGGATCCCTTCACACTTTTGCTACAAGTGAGACGTTGCAGCCGGGACAAACTCCATTGACAGTCAACGTAGATACGTTAAAAAACAAAGGCGGTATACTGTACGGAAATATTCCTAAAGACCCTAGGATTAAAGCCAATGTAAACATGAAGTTTGTCGGGTCTACGAGCAGAGAAACAACAACTCAGTCTCTTGGACAAGATCTTTACCGTTTTAACGGGGTAGTAGGCAATACAGCTTTTACATTAGATCAATCAACTAAGTTTGCTTTTGTTTTTGGAAACAACACCAATCCTGTGGTGATAACTCCAAGTGGAACTTTTGTGTCAATACAAGAAAACACTGATTTCTACTCACTTAACTCTGGATTTGTGTCGCCTTCGGCTAATCAATTAGGCGCACTAGATATCGACGACCCCCTCGGAAAGGGCATTGTAGTTAAATCTACCTTCCAAGCTTATGAAGCATTCCTTACAAGCCTTAATGGTACAGATGGTATTGTATCTATCTTTGCGATTACAGATCCAGAGATCAACGGTGATTTCTTGAGGGGTCAGTATGCTGAGGCATACATTAGACTTGGGAGTGACAACTTTGAGCTGTACTCTATGAACGTAAACTACGAACCCACTGACTTAGACCATTCTAAGTGATAATAACTATATTTGCAACTATGATCGAGTTTATCCACGACTTTCTTTATTACTTGGTCTTTGGGTCAGACCTACCATACGTAAAAACAGCGCTAGATCCTGTCACTTTGTCTTTGATTCTTGGGGGAACAAAGGCTCTTACTGATGTGGGTCAAGGTATTGCCACGAGCGGGCGGGCTAGAAGGCAAAGAGAAGAGGGGGAAAAAATTGCAGAACAGGCTCTTCAAAGACTTCAGGGTTTAGACTTTGAAACAGGCCCAAAGCTTGGGGTAACCCAAGACACTAGAGATTTGGCTGAGCTTCAGATGCGCCAAAGTGCTGAGGCTATGCAGAACTTGCGAGATCAAAATCTAGCGCTGTCTCAGCAGGCTATAGCCTCTGGAGTTATGGACCCCACAAGGGCTAGTCAAAGTATTGCAAACATGGCTCCGGCCCTTTCTCGTCAGCTTGGACAGTCTGAGCTTTCTGCAGCTATGCAGTCTACTGCTGCAAAGCAGAACCTCGCAAACTTGGCTGAAGGGTACGCTAGGGCAAATGTCCTGAGAGAGCAGGGGGTTATGGACATGAACGTTCAGGCTGACAGATCTTTGCAGGAAAGAATCAGAAGAGAGGGAGCGCAGGCTGCAGGCCTTGGCTTTGCGGCTGAAGGTCAGGCTGTTGGTCAGATGATCAATGCTCCAGCGGCTGGTATTGACACAGGATTGGCGGCATTTAACTTAGCTCAGGGTTTAAATCCTGACGGAAGCAACAGGGACAACAGCGTTAATAGCGGAGGGGTTAAAAGAAATATGGACGGCACTTTAGACTTTGACGGTAACCCTTACAATAGTCGAGCTAAAGGTGGGGCTCTTAGTAATCAAATTTACATAACGGGGGGCGAGTTCAATCACGACACAAATAAGAAGGCTCTGATTGACGAAGAGACTGGGGAAAAAGAGGCAGAACTTACTGGTGACGAGGCTGTCCTCAACCCTGAGCAAACAGACAATACAATGCAGGCGTTTAAGATCTTGAAAGACGCTATTGCTAAGATGGAAAACCCACCTGAAGAACTTCTTGCAGCCTTGGAGAAGATGAGCCACTTCGACGAGCCTCAGTTCCAAGTTCCTCAAATGGAAATTGAAATCGCGTAATGCCAGTAGCATACACAACCGGGCTTTCAACGACCCCCGGAGCCGACTTTAATAAAACTCTTGCTACTCTTGGCCAACAAGCAGCAAGAAAAGCTGCCCAGCAGAAGGCCATCATGGATCAAATGCAGTCTCGGCAGAAGGCTACTGATAGGATACTGTCTGAAGTTGAGGGGTATGACGTGTCAAAACTTATTCCGCCTTTGAGAGAGCACTTCAAAACCTATGTGGGGCAGAAAATGCAGGAGATTCAGAACTTTGCTATTGACGACCCATCAAAGGCTCGAATGGCAGTTCAGGATGTTTCCAACTGGTTCAATATACACTCAGCTCACAACAGCAAAGAGGTGCAGATGACTAGAGATGCATACGTTAAGGTTGCAAACGACCCTTCAGAGGCAGCAAAATTTAACGCAAATCTTCCTGTGTACCAACAGTCAGCTGCTACTCCTGAGGGTAGTATCATGGCTCAGCAACAGTTTGAAGGGTCTGGCATTAGTACGTATATGGGTGATGATGGAACAGTGTTTTTTAAAAACATTGACCCAGAAACTGGAGAAGAGACAGGAGATTGGAGCAATATTACTTCTTGGGAGTCTTGGGCCAACCCATCTACATTTCAGATTCCAACACAGTCTCGATACGGCAGAAGTGCCATTCAAATTGGTGAGTCTGTTGTTCGTGAATCTGTTAAATCTAGTAATAAAGACGTTTGGAATAGGTCAAAAGCAGTAAAGTCTGCTACTGGACTTGTAAACTCTGGTTCAGATAATGAAGATGGAGCGTCTGCTAGAGCTTGGGCAGTTGAAAACTTGTGGGGTGACGGATATAGAGACAATGAAGCTCTTGTTTCTGCATACATTACTGCAGACATAAACAGCTCACAATATGAGCTTCACGAAGAGTACATCAATAATAAGAACAAGGATCTTATCAATGAGATGGTTGAGGCCTCTCGATATGATGATAAGAAAGATGACGATGATGCTTCTGGCAAGGGCAAGGGAAGACAGGTGTTTACAAGCGATTTTGACAGCAAGTCTGAATATGCATTTAACGCCAGTAATCTCTTTAGAGAGGGACAGCTTCTTGCATTTGATGATATGGGAAGGGTGTTAAACTTGGAAGATTTGGATGAGCAAGAACTTAAGGGAACTCGATACACTTTGGGTAGCCTCGCTAAGAATACAAAAGAGACTGAAGCCATTCAACTTCCCAATCCTAACTTTGGTCAAGAGCACAGGTCTCTTGATGAACTGAAAAGAAGGTATGAGGAGATTGACAATAAAAACAGCGTCGCAGCAAAAGACCTTAAGTTTGAAATTGAAAACTTAGAATACGATTTAGGAGATACACAGCTTGAGCCAGAGCAGTTTGACTTGAACTTGAGCGACTTGGTATTTTTGCCTAATGGAAAGCTGGCTTTGATGAACCTTAACTACAAGGGATCTAAGGTTAAGACAATCATGCTTGATAGAATTAACGACAAGCCAAAAGTTGATCAGATTATTCAAGCAATTAGAAGGGTCTACAACGACGAAACAATTACTTTTGAAAAGCTTCAGAAGGGATTGGTGACTGGCCCTAAGGGTGACGCTGAAAGAACTGTCCAAGACAATACTTCTACTGCAAATCAACCGAAAGCTGGAGACAGCTTGTTTGAATAATAATTCGAATGAACGAAAAGCATAGACAGTTATACGATCTCATGGTTGAAAGAGATCTTATCTCTAAATCATACGACGAGTTTACAACCAACTTCTCACAGCCCGAGAAGCAAAAACAGTTGTATGGATTTTTGATAGACAACGACGTTATCAGCACCAATATCGCCGAGGATAAGTTTTACCAAACAATCTTCGACGTAAAAAAAAAAGAGAAGGCGGATCTACCTCCCGTTCAATTTGGGGCAAGAACCGCACAGCCTCTCTCGGCGCCAGTTTCGGACGAGGTTTCTACGGAATCTACCTCAGATACGAGTCAGGATCAACCGCAACAGAGTGGAGATTCGGGTTCACTTACGGTAAGCGCTGATGCCCTTCCCGTCGGAGTAGCCCCGGTTATTGATGTAAATATTGAGGGGGCTGAAACACAGTATCTAGACGGAAAGTTTGGGGATATGGTGAATGCCATACCTATCATTGGAGATGCATTCGATGACGCTGCCAGAGCGTGGGGTCAAGGACAGGCTACAGGAGATATTGTACCCTTTTCTTTTTCTATGGCTGTTGGTGACGTTGCCATGACAGAAGAAAACATTGAGGCTTTTGTCAATCAGGTTGTTGAATACGACAATCGCATGAGAGAGATTGGGGTGTCTGATGAAGCCGAGTCTTTTGCAGCAACACAAGAAGCAAATGGCGGGGGTGTATGGGGATTCTTGAGCGCTGCTTACAAGCACCCTCAGGGGTTGGCAGAGACATTGCTTAGCTCTACATCAGGTATGCTGAACAAAGCATCTGCAGAAAAAGCTTTAGCCACGGTAGTCGCAGGTACTGGTGCTGGTGCTGCTGCTGGACTTGCTGGCGGACCAGCCGCTCCACTAACGTCTTCAGCTGGAGCTTTAGCTGGAGCTGCAATTAGCCTTACTCCAGCCATGGGTATGGCAGGTGCCACGGTAGAGATGGGCATGTCATTCGTTGACTTTCTTAAAGAAGAGTTGGGAGATAAGGAGTTTTCTTATGAGAACGTGCTACCCATTCTACAAGATGAAAGCAAGCTGAGAGAGATCCGTAAAAGATCTGCATTGCGTGCAGGAACTATTGGGTTGGTTGACAGTTTTGCAGGTGGTGTGCTTGCAAAGGGAGCAAAGACAGCCAAGGCTGCGGGTAAAGCACAGACTCGCATCGTAACCCAAACAGCTACAGGTGAGGCGGGAGCTGGGGTTGGTGGTGAGCTGTTGGCTCAAGCTGCTGCTGGTCAAGATGTAGACGTAGCTGAAGCATTGATGGAAGGTTCTGTTGGTGTGATCGGCACTCCGGTTACATTGGCTTCTGCCGCCTTACAAGATGCAGGTAACTACAAAGTCAACGGTGGTGCAGTAACCAAGAAGCAGGCAACAGAGCTCGTTGAGGACCTTTCAGACGATGAAGTCAGTCAGGTAAACATTGAGATTAACAACGACGCAGAGCTTCAAGCACAAGTTGAAAACAAAAAGCGTAGAGCTGTTATTGCCAAGGATTTACCAAAAGACATTTCAGAAGAAGATCGCAGCAGATTGGTTGATCTAGAGATGGATCGTCAGATGCTGAAGGGCAAGGAGACTTTGGCTGCAGAAACAAGACTGACTCAAGTAGAGAATGAAATTAGAATCATTCTTGAAAAGGAAAGAATTGTAGAGAAAAAGCCTGATGAAGTCTTAAGAGACGATGTGTCTCAAGCCATGGCTGATCTTGATAGTGAGATTGAGAAGGCTCAGTCAGAGGTGGAGTCTCTCTCTGATGCAGCTGGAACGGAGGCTGGTCTTGATGTAGATCAACAACAGATTGATGATGCAAATGCAAGACTCAACGAACTCAAAGACAAGAAGTCTCAAGCTCAAAAACTAATTGGTGAGATGGGCCAAAGGCAAGAGGATGTAGTAGAGTCTAAGGCTGCTGCTTCAACGCCCCTTGTAGACACAGCTCAGCTTGAGGTGGATGCAGAGTCTGCCGCACAAAAAGAGCAGGAACTTAGGTCTGTTTTGGGCATTGAGCAAAAGGTAGAAGAGACTCCAGTTGAAGCTGACCCTGAGGTTGCTGAAGAAGCACCTACAGCTGAGCCAACGCCTGAGCCAGCACCTGCTCAAGGGCCTCAAACAAACCCCGAAGAGTACACTAGAAAACTTCAAGAGGAAGGAGTCTACGTAAAGGGTGAGGGTATCCGCTCAAAGCTTGACGGACTTCGCCGTCGTTTCTTCTCAGCGCGTAGCTTCATGCCCAAGAGTATGTTTGCTGCACGTGAGCAGAGAGAAGCTAGCATTGCAAAGCAGGGCAACATTGCTCAGCAAAACATCCGTGAGTTCAACAGGTTATTCAAGGCATACGAGGGCGATCAGAATCAGTTGATGGCTGACTTCGACGATGCATTGCGCGGTGGTGAGGGAATGAACAGATTGCCCGAAGAGTTTGCTGGGTTGGCTCAAGAGATGAGAAACCAGATTGATAAGTTAAGTATTGATCTAATCAACTTGGGTGTAGTGCCTGACTCTCAAATAGATAAGGTTATTGGAAACCTTGGTCAGTACCTGACAAGATCCTTCGAGGTGTTTACCAACAAGGACTGGAAGAACAAGGTCAGCACTGAGGTTAAAAATGAGGCTCGAAACTTCTTGAGGGAGCAGAACAGAGAGATGGCTATGATTGACTATCTCAATCCTGAGCTCAACCCAGAAGGTCTAGATGCCGAAGCTTTCTTGGAGAAAAGAGTAGAGGGCTTGATGAACAAGTACCTTGATCCTAAAGAAGCCGCAGCATTTGCGTCGGCTGCCAGCGATACAAAGAACACAAACATTCTCAAGCAGAGAAAGGACATTCCTAAAGAGATCCTAGCTCTTATGGGTGAATACACAGACCCTGCACAGAACTATGCGGCTTCGGTATTGAAGATGTCACAAACGGCAGAGGGTGCTAGGTTCTTAAATACCGTAAAAGAAAACGGTACTGGGGTGTGGTTGTTTGAAAAGGCTACAGGGCAGAACTCAGTTCAGATTGCATCAGAGGGTAGTGAAGCTATGGCTCCACTCAACGGGATGTATACCACTCCTGAGATTGCAGCCGAGTTCAACAAGGTGCCAGAGCAGATGTCTGACTTCATGAAGAAGTACATGGCAGCTATCGGTTCTGTCAAGTGGGCTAAGACCATCGGGTCTGTTGGTACTCACTTTAAAAATGCAGAGGGAAACTTGGGCTTTATGTGGGTGAATGGTCACAGCGACCTCACACAGATTGCAACTGCATATAAAACTATTAAAGCAGATATTGATGGAAAGTCAAAAGCTTTTCAAGATCGCATGAATAGATATATTGAGCTTGGAATCATAAAGCAGAGCGCTGCAATAGGTGAGATTAGGGACATGTTTAAAGATGCAAATATGGACACGGCCCTAATTAACAGAATGAATAACAAAAACCTTAGCAGAAGTCAAAACTTTATTAGAAAGTTTCGTGTGGGCATGAAAAAAGGAGAGGACGTTTATCAAGGCACAGATGACTTCTTTAAAATTGTGGCCTTTGAGAACGAGAGAAACCGATACGCGAAGGCTCAGTTTGGCGTGGAGGCAGAGCAACTGACTACAGAGCAAGCTGCTGAGCTTGATGCTTACGTGGCCGAGTTGGTAAAGAATACCTATCCAACATACAGCCGTGTGCCTGAGGCGATTCAAATGATTCGTCGCTTTCCATTCATGGGGAACTTTGTGTCTTTCCAAGCTGAAGCGTATAGGGTTGCTTGGAATACTATGGCTCAGGGGTATTCAGAAATTAGATCAAAAAATCCTGAGATCAGAAAAATTGGTGCTAAAAGATTAGCAGGTGCATCAACGTACATTGCTTCAAAATCAGCAATAACTGCTTACTATGGAAAGTCAGTAGGAATTGGAGCCATGGGACTAATTGGCAAGGCTATGGACGACGATAATGAAGATCAAAGACAAGACGATCTTCGCAAGTTTATGGCTCCGTGGAGTCAGAACTCACGAGTTTTGCCTTATGATTTGAAGGATGGCAAGTTTTCATATATTGACATTTCTGCATCAGATCCTTATGGTCAATTTGACAAGATTGCCAACTCGTTTATGAGGGGTGAGGACGGTGTTGACTCATTTGCTAAGGGTTTGTTTACTGTAATCGAGCCATTCCTCGGTGAGGAAATCTTGACTAGGCGCTTTATCAACCTCAGCAGAAACGTCAACGACTACGGCAAACCCATCTATAATCCTGCATCACCTGAGACTCAACAGATGCAAGACATTATGGCTTACATGTACGAAGTGATTGAGCCCGGTACACTTACATCCATTCGTAAAATCTATAACTCAGGGGGAAGTAAAGACGAGGTTGGTGGCCAGCTTACAGGTTTTAAACCATACAATGTTGATATCAATCAGCAACTTGGATTTAAAATGGTGAAGTTTAAAGAACAACTGTATAACGCTAACTCATTGAAATACAAAGACTTCAGTCAGGCTCGTGATGCATACAGAGACATCCAAGAGGAGATGCATGAGTTCGCAATGTCTGCGAACAGACTTGGTGTGAGCAAGAAAGATATTATCGAGACGATTCAGAAGTACACACGGGTGAGCAAAAAGCAAGCAGAGGGAATCTTTGCTGGGCGATACAGACCCATCACCCCACCTAAACCAGAAAGGCCTACACGATGAAAGAGAAAAAGAAAATTAGAGACACCAAGCTTGGCTCTTGGTTGAAAGACAAAGCACCTGATGTATTGGGTGTTGTTGGAGACTTGCTGCCAGACAGCGGAGGACTCGGTGTCGTAAAGAATCTGTTGGACAAAACACCTGACGTAGACCCTGCCGAGGCACAAGCTGCCATCGACGCAGAGGTAAAGTATCAAGAGAATGTCACGGCTAGGTGGCAGGCAGATATGGGGAGCGATGTAAAGCTGGCAAAACTGATTCGTCCTGTAACGCTTATCGCCTTGATGTCTATGTTTATGGTGACGATGGTGCTGGACAGCATGGATGAGTTGCCATTTAACGTAAAAGATTCATACGTATCTTTGCTTGAGATCCTTATGCTCACCTCATTTGGTGCATATTTCGCAGGGAGAACGATTGAGAAATCTAGAAAGTGAGAGTAAGAAGAAGATATCAAGATGGCGGTCGCACTAGAGACTTGCTAAGAATGCTTGAGCAAAGGCAGGGTCCCGCTCCAAGCGTTTCTGAATCTATGAGACCTTCTTCTCTCCGAGTATCTAGAGAGGCGCCTGTTTACACATCAAAGGATGATGCCATGCTTGGACAGAGCAGGGCGGGTATGCAGACATTTTTTGGCGAAGAAAGAAAACCTTTTGACGCAGCTGAAGGTCAAGGGATCAAACCCGTATATCCTTTGTCTGAGTTAACTCCTGCGGGAGACGTTAAGGGTATAACTGAGTCTGCAACTCAGGGGAGATTTGGGGAGGCTGCTGCTCTTGCGGCGGTGGCTTGGGCACCGATCCCAACAGAGACTCTTCAGAGAATGTTTAAGTACGTCAGAGACAATTTCGGGGACCGTTCCGACAAGATCCTAGACGTTATTAGCTCTATAGAATCTGGAGGAAATGTTACTGAAGGGATTGATAACACGTTCTTCAGAGTGAACCCAAATCTCTCTGAAAAAGAAAAAATGAACATCAGTTTTGATATTGGTGCTGCCGCTGAAGAGATGTATGAAGACGGGCTCCTTAATGATGAGATTGCAGATCACATGCAAAGTGCTGCTAGGGCCGTATCTAAGGGGACTAAGCTGGATGTGAAGATCGACGCACCAGAGTCAATAGGCCCCTTTAAACTCCAGCCGAAAAGAGACCCAAATGTTTTGCTAGAGTACAGGCCTGATAGTGGTTACGGTGGAGCAGCCATAAGAAGAAATGCTTTTGCGGATGGCTCATACTCGATAGACATTGTTGGCGAGGCGCAGGGCGCATCTAAGCTTTCTCAGGGGAAGCTTATGGGGGAGATGATTAAGGCTGTGCCAGAGGGGGGGATTATAGACATCCCAAACATGAGCACAGACTCATACCCATATATGCTCAAGTACATTGAATCCGGTAAGGCAGAAGTTCTTAAGAACAAAACTACATACGGAGATATCAACGACATGGGTAGTAATCCTGACTTGATGGCTAGGATGTTTGGTGTTGATCCAGTGGATATACAGTTGGCGTTTAATCACACTCAAATGGACGAGTCAGCAGAAGAGATTCTCGCGTCAGCGAAAAGAATCAAACCGAAGATTGATGCAAAGCTCAAGCAGCTTGGACTTCCAGAAAGCAGGCTGGTAGATTTAGATCTAGAAGATCTTGAGTACGGTGACTCACCACTGCATCTCCCATACCCTATTGTTAAAAAGAAGATACCTACGGGCACTTTCTACAAGGGCGGTTCTTTTAGGCCCGTGAAGAAAAGAAGATATCAAGATGGTGGTAGGACCGCTGATCTTTTGAGGATGCTTGAACAACAGCAGGTTCAGAGATCCATGCAGGATCGTATGCCTCAGCCGTCTCCAGCTCCGGCTTCTTCTACTCGCGTGGCCATGCAGCCACCAATGTACACATCTGCTGAAGACGCCATGCTTGATCTAAGTAGGGCTGGTAACGTTACTTTTTTTGGGGAAGAACGTCCCGAGTTTGATCCTACGAAAACTCAAGGAATACAAATGACAAGCCCCCTCGTAGAGTTCCTTTCTCCAGTGGGTGATATCATGGCTATGGGTGAGGCAGATAGTGGCCTTGAGTTTGCTATGGCAGCAGGCTTGGCATTTCTTCCCGGCAACCTGAGAGACGTCAAAGACTTCTTGCCCACGTTTGTCAGACCTGAACAGGTTAAAATTCTTGAAGAAGCTTTAGGTGCTGTTGATGACGTGAGTGGAAACGCAGATGAGCTTCTGTCAGTGAATATGCCTCAGCTTTCCAGAATGAGTGAAAACGCTAGGAAAGAAATGGCCAACGGTCTGGATGAAATGACTGAGGGTCTTGTGAACTTTCCGGGTTTTAGTCAGGAGGAGGTAAATAGGTTGAGAGAAACATCTAAGTACCTTAGATCTCCTGACATCAAACAAACCTCCAGAGCCGCTGCAAAAAAGTCAACAGCACCCCGATCACAGATTGGGGATTTCAAAGTAGAAATTACACCCGACGGCATTGGGTACAGGATGGACGGGTCTGCTGACTACATCTCATTGGTTGAAAATAAGCCCAATGATTTCACACTCGTAGCTATACTTGAAGAAAACGTAAACCCCAGAACTAAAGGGTTGCTTCTTGCTGAGACGATCAAGCAAGTTCCTAAGGGTGGAAGGGTTAGGTTTGGTAGCGTAAACGACCTGAGTACAGACTCATACGTATTCCCCTTGAGCTACATTGAGAAGGGTAAAGCAAAGCCTGACTTAAGCAACGTTGAGTTCTTGAAACTCAATCAGTTGGGTCAGTCCCCACAGGCGTTTGCAAAAGCATTTGACATCGAGCCTCGTCAAGTTGGACTGATAGACGGTAGCGAAAAGGCCTCTTCGGATGTGGTCGCTCGGGTCAAGGCGAAGATTGATGCAAAGCTTCAGTCTCTCAGCCTGCCTGAGTCTCAAGTTTCTGGAGACCAAATCCTCATGCCTCACTTCGACATGATCAAGACAATCGGAAAGGGTGAGTTCAAGTACGGGGGTAACCTCAGAGTAGTTAAGCAAGCACCCAAGGGGTTCAGAACTAAAAGATAAGATGTACAAAGGACTGATTCTTTTTTTACTTCCAGTCGTTGCGTTTTCTCAGCCAAGCTGGGTAAACCTACAGTTTCAAACCGACCAATATGGAGGCGAAAGCACTTGGGAGATTTACATGGTCGGGTCTGATAGCGTGTATGCCGCCGGAGGTCCTTACCAAAATCTGTCTTACAATCAGGAACTGATCACCTTACCCGTTGGGGAGTACAACTTAGTGGTGAGTGATGCGTTTGGGGATGGTATATGCTGTGAGTTTGGTGAAGGTTGGTTTGGCCTTGAGAATACATGTGGTACAAGCATGTATGTGTATGACTTTGCTGAATCTGAAATTACTGTTCCGTTTAATTTGCTACCATGCCCACCTCCTGTAGCTGGGTGTAGTGATGAAACAGCAAACAACTACAACCCAGACGCATATCTTGAGGACATTTGTATATATGATGTTACGTTTAGACTAGACCTCAACGGACCACACCCACCACAGATAATTACCCCAGAAGTAAACTCTTCAGTAAACGGGTGGTGCGGAAACTGTTGGGCCATGAGCGATGATGACGGGGATGGGGTTTGGGAGATAACAGTCCCCATGCCAGAAGGGGAACACCTTTGGAAGTTCTCAGCTGATAACTGGGAAATTCAGGAACTACCAGTAGGGGTTTCTGAGTCTCCCTGTTTTTTGTTTGATGAGTTTGGTTATGTAAATAGAACCATCAACGTACAGGGTAACATGACACTCCCACCATTGTGTTGGGAAAGCTGTCTGCCTTGTGGTGCTATTCCGGGATGTACAAATCCAAACGCTAGCAACTGGAGTCCATGGGCTAACTTCAATAACGGGACATGTACAGGCCTTGGGGCTGACTGCCAGCCATGGGAGACAGAGATTACTACCGTAGTTATTGCAGACAACTACCCAGAAGAGACAAGTATAAACGTATACAACGTCACATCTGACCAAGAACTGTTGGATGTATCTATTGGGGATATACCACAGCTGGTCATTGGTGTGCCACTGTCATTCTCTACGTGTGCTACAGTCGGTGACGTTGTTGAGGTGGAGATATCTGATAGCTATGGTGACGGACTAGGGGCCTCTCAGTGGGGTGGACAGGACGGCGATCTGTTTGTTGTAGCCTGTGGAGACACTCTGTGGGAGTTGCCCGAAGCAGACTTTGGGTACAGCACTTTCTCAGAGTTTACTACACCTACATGCGTCACTGTTGAAGACGTAGTAGGATGTGGAAACCCAGACTACCTAGAGTACAACCCAGATGCAACCGTACAGCTAGATATGCTATGTGAAACTCTCGCAGTATACGGGTGCACAGATACACTGTACTTCAACTACGACTCTCTTGCCAATGCAGAAGCCGCGATAGACTCCTGCTTCTATACACTTACCATTACAGACGGTATTGGGGACGGATGGTTTGGTAGCTGGCTTGGTATCTATCAGGATGGATGGGTGTCGCCACAATACAAGATGGGTCCTAACGACGGCACAGAAGAGGTGTTCGATGTATACCTCTCGGCAGACGAGGAGATAGAGCTGTTCTTCTTTACCACCCCACAGTCACAGAACCAAGTCAACCAGTGCGGGTTCATGCTTGTGGGACCGACTGGAGATACTCTGATTGATATCTCACAGTGGAGCATTACCCCATTCCCCAACACATACAGCGTTACACCATACTGTGGGAATACGTGCGTGCCGTTTGTATATGGATGCACTGATGATGCTGCACAAAACTATGATGCATACGCAAACACAGAGAATGGTAGCTGTTACTACAACGCTGGGTGCACGCAAGCTGGATACTTAGAATACTACACACAAGGATATGATGCTGACTACGATGATGGATCATGCGAGACATTGGCCATCTTTGGATGTACCGATGTAGAAGCTCTGAACTTTGAGCCTGAGGCCAACGTAGATAACAACAGCTGCATAGATGTCATAGAAGGCTGTATGGATATTGATGCATACAACTACAACGAAGATGCCAATACCTCTACAGATGACTGTCTTTATGATGCTGGCTGCATCACTGGGGCTGGAGAGCCATACTGGGCTAACGACTACTGCTACTCATGGGTGATCGAAGTTGATCCCTACTGCTGTGAGACAGCTTGGGATTCGGTGTGTGAGGAGATGTATGACTATTGCGGAGCGGGTGTGACATCAGTGGACATGGCGGTGAGGTCAATGCTTCACTTCTTTCCAAACCCAACACAAGGCTTGGTAAATATTCAGGCACCCATCGGGACCGTAATCACCTTGTTTGATGCGAGGGGAAGGGTTGTTCAGACTACGACAGGCAACACTGTTGAGCTGCCAGTGGCTGGACCGTATGTAATCATGGCCAACTACAAGGGTAGAATCAAGAGAGAAATAATCGTGAGACAATGAAGAGACTTGTAGCCATAGCCTTCATGCTTTTGCCCTTGCTTTTGCTTGGGCAAAGCGACTTCTACAAGAATGTATTGAGAAGAGCTACGTTCTATGCGGCCGTGAACGGAGGTAACTCTGTATCAGATCAGGACGTGTTTTCTGTAGCCACGGGACCTCTTACGACAGACATTGTAGAGACGCCCTTTGACTACTCCTTGACTCTCGGCGTAAGAAAAATTGCAAGGTTTGGATACGAGAACAGAGCCAACATCTTTTACGATGGCACAGAGAAGACATACGGGGATGCAGCAACGGTAGGCAAGTACGATGGGTTTGAGTTCCTTGCTGAGGCTGACTGGAGAAGACAACAGGGTAAGAACTTTCTTGATCAAGACTACTTCGCTAGGTATGTAGCTGACAGCTGGGTCGTCAAGGCAGAATACCTGCAAGACGGATTTGCTGATGTCAGGTACTTTGAGGCTTCAGAGCGGGGGAGGTTGAAGATTGGAAAGAAGCTGTCTCTTAATGCGGGCGTGGTCCAAAGAATATCTCAGCCATACGGGTACGACCCTCTTCAACAATGGCTTCTTGAAAACAATCAGATTCACTACACATCCTTGGCCTTGGAGCAGGGGTATAGTGTCGACGTAAATACAGGTGAGTTCTTCTCTCCCGACGGGGAACTGGTTGCCAACGATCAGGCAGTGTGGGAGCAGGTAGTAATCCCACAGGTTCTTGACGATTACGTTACTGAAAAAAGATCTGAGCTTGAAAGCCAGTGGCTGTACTCAGCTGTGGTTGGGTTCGACTTCTACCACTACGAAAAAGATTTTTGGTTGCACTCGTGGGGCAACGTGATGCCCTACCACCTCGACACAGGCGATGAGTATTCGTATCACAATTTTGTGAACAGTAGCCAGTGGATAGACGTAGGCTTTGGACTCGTCTTTGGAACCAAGATTACAAAGAGCCTCGGTGTGTTTACTGAGGGGAAATACAACAGATACTGGAACAGAGAGTGGCACGACTTCTCTGTGGGACTCAACTACATACTACTGTAATGGCACAACAAATCGGAGAGGATACTAAAGTCACACTAGATCTCAAGACTCTTGGGATGGTGGCGGCTGGCATAGGCACAATCGTGGGAATGTGGTTTGCACTACAAGCAGACATCGCAGAGGCAAAGGAGCTGCCCCTGCCTTCCGAGCCAGAGATCACTCGCATGGAGTTTGATATGAAAGATCAGCTCGTGCGCCAAACAATCATGACAACTCAAGAAGATGTGACTGAGATCAAGGAAGATATCAAGCGCATTGAAGAAAAAATAGATCAACTAAAATGACTTATGAAACTCATATCAACCCTATGTGTATCCTTTGTATTATTACTGGCGGCGGCCTTTGTGACGCCTGCAAAAAATAAAGATCTCTGCGGATCAGGAATTTGCGTTGTCGAGTTCAACGCATCGTTTAACTCACAAAACAGTGTACCTTGGATAGAGAACCTGAACGACTGCGAGACTGCCCGTGTGGACATCGCTACTGCTCCCGAACTTCAGAAGAAACACAAGATTGTTGTTGTCCCAACGATTGTTGTCTTCAACGAGGGGGAAGAACAGGAGAGGTTTCAAGCGAACATCATGATGACGATGGAAGCCACGATTGATGAAGTTCAGGAGGCCGTGGACGACATCATGCTAAACGACTTTTGATCAGACCCAAGTCACCTTGATGGTGAGGGCAATGTCTTCAAGGTCTTTAAACTCGTTTCTACATATCTTATCTATGATCGGATATAAGTAGCATTGCATGACCTCTTCTTCATGTGTCTCTGTAAAAATGCGCTGCAATCCATTGTCACCTATGCCCGCGTCAATGTGAATGAATTTAAAGTCTTTTGAAACAACAGCTTTTACTATCTGGTGATAGTGTTTGTCTGGCTTAAAATCACTCATCACTTCTGTGCTGGAGGCTGGTTCGACAACATGTGCAAGAAGTCGTACATACCAATAAAACCATCTCCGTCAAAGTCCACGCATGCTGCGTGAGATGCTTCACTTACGTACTCCCCGAAGTTGGCGAGGAGCAACAGCAGATCCATAATGTATGTTGACCACATACTTTAACTACGTTATGTGACCGATAAAAGTTACGGGCGAGTAACCTTAACCCTCAGGCTAAATACATCAGGCATGTCCGTAGGCATCAACCTGTACTCCATTCCGTAGTAATCGTGATATGTCTGGCCCAAGACAATCTCATGTTCGAAGTGCTTGACCGGATGATTCCCATCCCAGATTGTTGGGATAATGAGATCGCAGTTGTACTTCTCTGGCTGAACGTATACGTTCTTAGGGGCCGTCATGCATCCAGCAAACAGGAGGCACGACAAAATCGCTACTGTTTTCATCCTGCTAAACTATACAGGCTGATTTGATGCTACAATATAATCTAGTATAATGATGTTTATGTTCATCATTAAAAATGAATGATGTCTTTTATCTCCATCTTGTATGCATCAGCCGCCTCAGGCTTTCCATACTCGTCGGGCTCTCCCTCCTTTACCTTTTTGGCTCTTCTTAAAAACTCCTCCTTGTCCATCCACCCCAGCACCCACCCCTCGTAAGTGTCTCCTACTCTGTTTACCTGAGCAAAAACGTAAGTGTCAACTCTTTGGTGCATAGATGATTCTCCTACATGTACTGAGTAATGACCTCTTGGTACATAAGGGTTACCCTTCTTACTTACTCCTCTCTCTTTTGTCTTGACGTCTATGGTGTACTCGTAGGGTGTACCCTTAGATCTTATCATGTCATAGTCATAGCTGTTCTCCTCAACCACATCGCTTAGGAAGCTTAACACCATCTCCTCCCCCAAGTAACCAACAACGTTCCCCTCTCCTCTTCTTATGCTGTTATTGATATTTCCGTGCCACTTAGACTTTTCCTCTGCACGAGAGATCATGTCACGTGTTATTGCTACTTTGTATGTCCTCATATTCTGCGACGATTGATTTGATCATATCTAACTCTTCATAAATTTCTTTCCGACTGTTGGCCACAACATCAATAACAGATTCTAAATCTGTATTTGGGTTTCCATTCAAGTCATGAAGAGCTTCATACAAATCATCCATCACCTCGTGAACTCTGTCACACGCAATAAAGTAGTAAGAACTGACTCTAGATATCTCCATTCTTTATTGATTCTAGTATCTCCTGTATCGCATGATCAACCTGAGAACTATTCTTTGCAAGAAAGATAATGGTTTTTGAATCAGTTCCCACGAGGTGTTGCATGAAAAGTTTCCATCTCATGGGGAAGTCGTGGTGTGACGGAAGGTATCCCTTGGTTTCTATTATCCAGTCGTGGTCCTTCCCTACAAAGTCTGGCTTGTATGTGATAGGGAGAATGGTCGAACCTGTTCGATCCGCCATCTCCTTACCCTTGGCAGTCATCTTAAAATACTTGTTGGGAAACTTAAACTTCCCCATCAACTCATAGGCATGCTCCTCGTAGTCGAAAGCTAACCCGTATTGTTTAAGCTGGTCAGCACAATACTTCTCTAAAGAACTAGCGTACCTCCCTAAGTGTTTTTTTCTTGTACTAGATCTTTTTTTTGTTGTCTTCCTCTGTCTCTTCATTGTCCGAAGGTATCAAGGGAATTTTTAGAAGTCAAGATTTTTGTGAAAGAAAATCTATGGCTATGGGCATCTGAGATTTTTCCAAGAAGTTAATGCTCTGAAACAGAGCACGTTGGCCAACGCGAGTTGTAAAGCCAGTGTGAGACAGATTCATGATGAGGCAATACGGATCTTCTAGAGGCGTAGGAGACCCTCCTGTCTCTGTTTCACGAACCTTTCTCACATGTATCTCACTCATCTTGCGGATGATAGGGTCCATTGATTGAACCTTTCGATGAATNGTAACGAAGCAATCAGCCCTGTTTACAAACTTTCCCCCACCNTCAGTGTCCTCAGCGTATGGAGCAACCGGAAGTCCGTCTGGACCNTTNCGTCTTTGAGCCTCNGTAACAGAGTGACAGTTCAACCACACAGCAATNTCGTTAGCCTTGCTGAACGTAAGGAACTCACTAGCAGCTTCATAGTGGTAGTCATGTACACCTATGCTAGAGTTCTTCATGTCTAACTTCAATGAGTTGTAAGGGTCTACAAAGATTGCATCAATCGGCTGCTGCCTCATGACCTTCTCCATAAACAACATGATGTCACTGTAGCTGTACACCTGATCGTTGCTAATGACTGTGAAGTGATCTTGCACCCACTTGTATGCTTCCTTACGTTCGAAGTAAGACATGTCTGCAACCTTTTTGTCCATAGCGAACTGCATCAAAGTCATCTTCAGGGATGCGGTTCTGTTCTCAGATGAGTACAGCACCCACTTCCAATCGTGTCTGATGGCTGAGTTTGCAATCAAGTACAGCGCAGTCGTTGTCTTGCCTACGTTAGAGTGACCGTTGATAATCGTAAACTCCTTTTTGTATCTGAAGTAATCGTCAAGCCTTGGGTCTCCAGTGTCTAGCCCCAACTGAATCTTACCCTGAGAGTAGTCATCAATCCATCTGAAGTCTGAGTCATCGGACGAGATGAATGACATGTCACCATCATTGATGAGCATCTCTCTCTTTGCAGTCTTCTCCTCATCAATAAGGTCCTTGATGGGCATCTGCTTACCGTGTTCAATCGCATCGAGTATTGTGTTGAGAGCGTGAGACTCTGACTCGACATCTCTCTTACATATCTCTCTGTGCAAAACTCGGACTGCCTCTTCCTCTTCGATGCGTCCGGCAGATATAAATCCACCCACAAGTCGCGACGCCCTTATCAGCATCACATGCTTCTCACCATCCTCTGCCTGTCGAATCATACGACAAGCAAGGTTGAGCTTCATGTAATCTGTGTGGTCGTATGTCTCGTTGGTTGGAACCTGAGCCTCGGCGTGCTCGGTTGTGAAGTGGCCGAACTTCTTGTAATCATCCTTGATGATGATGTCTGGATCGTGTGACTCGAAGCAGGCTCGCGACTCGTTGATCCCAGACTCGTCTAGTTCAAGTCCATGTGTTCTTTCGAAGTACTTGATGAGTGCACGGAAGTGGTCACGGTGTCGCTCTGGGTTCGTGATTCTGACCAGTGCCTTGACGCCGTTTCCACTAGGCGAAGTCCAGCATGAATGAATGAAATCATCCGTGCCAAGGGACGTCTTGGTCGCGTCAACGTCAACGTGGTCAAAGTCCAAAACAATAAATCCCGAATGTTCGAAGAGCGCGTCATCGGCTCTCGACGAAAACTCCCCGCTGAAACAAACAACGGGGAGCTCCTTCTTCTTCTCTTTGTCACCTGACCTTACTTCATTGACTGTCGTATACGACTTCCCATCTCTGATCCGTGCAAGTGCTTGGCTCAGGTGAATGTGATGGGGGTTCGTCTTGTCGAATACGTCCTTGAATATTGTTACTTTCATTGTCTTGTGCAATCATTAGGAGGATCATGTAACCTGCGAGGTCTTGAAGAGTGTCTTCTGTGTCGTCGATTGGCCCTGAGTTCATGAGTCGCTTGAGCTTGTCATCAATTCGGGCCTTGATACTCGATACAGAATTACCCTTGAAGAATACGTTCAGGGGTTCGAGTGCAGCGTCACCATACTTTGCATTCTTCTGAAGCAACAGTTCTTCCAGCTTCTTACACTTGGATTTTATTTTGGCTCTTGTGTTCATCTACAGATAGGTTCGAGTTTGAAATAGGCTTTTTGGTTAGAATCTCCCTGATGATAATATGCTTCTCTGACTTTGCGTTCTTTCCATACAGTTCTTGTTGGAGTCTGTACATCGTTTTGGAATCATAGGAAGCAATATCATGGGGGGAATCAAAGACAGAGACCACCCACACGACACGCTCGTGCACAACCTTCCGTTTTTTGAAGGCGACACGAGCGGTCATGTAGTAGATAGTGGCGCGATCAGAAGGGGACTTCACTTGATTCGCTTGCCGCTTGCTTGGCAGCGCGCTTCTCCTTAGCAGCGGCGCTGTTAGGGTCGAACACACGGCAGCATGGCTTGCCATTCTTGGACATGAACATGGTCACGTAGAGGTTGCCCCCCTGACCCTGTTCGTTACGAGAAGTTGCATACTTCTCAATCATCTCTTGAAGCTCGGTGTCCTTGAATCGGACGCCCCAGCTGAGGAGTTGACCTTCCTCGTTGTAACGAGGTTCTTCCGAGTACCCTACGAGTACGGAATCATATTGCTTGTCGCTCATGAAAAAAAAAATTAAAGGTTTAAAAAAAGAGCCAAATCAAATACAAGATTGTCACAACAACCTTGTCTCGGTCAGACAACGAACTCGGCGTAGTGGGCCACTGTTTCTGTGTCTCCATCGAGCCATGTTTTAATGTTCTCTAACGCTTCGTGAAACTTCATCTCTCCATTAAAGAGTGTTTCATCTGAGCACTTTACATCGGCAGGATAGAACGGATAGTTCTTCTCTTGCACGACCCACCAAAAGTCCTTGATGTCAAAGACCTTGGTGTACACATACGCTTGAATATCGTAACTGAATCCTATCACGTCCCACTTGAATTTGTTGATCGAGCGCGAAGACTTTGAGTCTACGATGAAGTCGTCCTGAAGACAGTCGAGGAATCCTTTGAGAGGAATGCCATCGTAGTCTACGTTGAACTCCACCTGATACTTGCCACCTGAAAACCTCTTGTCATACAGGCCGCAGTCTTTCAGTCGCTGAATCATTTCTTGCGCTTTCTTCCAATCTTCTTGGCTAACCAGTTCTTTATTCTGTGCTTTCTCTTGCTCCTCTTGCTTCCATTCTTTATATCGTTTTGTATTTCTAGGAGACTTGCCGCCAATAGAATCGACAATGGAAGCATCGTCAAGAACATGATAAAATTCATTTGCTTTGTCAGGTTCAAACAACATCATGTCATAGAGGGATCCGAAGAATAGTGCTTCTGATTCCTTCTTGAGTTGCCCGCGCATGTACATTTCCCACAGCTTCATATCTCCGAGGGCGTACTTGAGTGATGAGTAGGAAAGGTGAGGCTTACCCACTCGCTCCTGAAGTTGTTCGCGCATTGTCATGTTGTTCGCTTTAAAATGTGACGGGGTTGCTCCCCGTTTTGAATTAAGAATATGTCGAGGGCTACGAGAGCATCTCTCTCTGATAGGTAAAGCCTTTCCAACCTTTTGCCATTGATGGTCTTCTCGACCAGCCACAAATCTAGGTTGTGTTTCTCAGATGTGCAATGTTTTACAGACTCGTAAACCTTGTCACGCTTTATCTGCTTCCAAGGAACAAGCTTCTTGTCTTTACCTCGGTTTAGAAGGGGGACAAAGATGCCCCCCTTATTCAAGCCTACTTCCATTCAGGAATGTTCAACCTGAGTTACCTTGTACCTCTTGGGCAAGAACCCTCTAAGAGATAGAAGGGTCGGACACCAGATGCCAACATACAGGCCACCCATTTGGTTTCCTGTGAACCATAAGGTCAACGACAATGTCATCGACACAAATGCTGCGATTAGTAGTGCGTTCTTCATCGTACAAATTTCTTGAGTCCTGCAACCTGCTTGTCAGTCAGTTGAGTTTCGTACTTCTTCATGACAGAATCAAAAGCTTTCTGCTTGTCGCTGCTGCTCTTGATGTAAGACACCGCTTTGTCCATGATGTTTTCTACTGGCGCGTCGAGGGCTTTCGAAAGCTTTTGTACATGAGGATTGTCGACCATCTCCTGTTGCTTTGCGATGGCTTCGTTGACTTCGTTGGCTGAGGCGATGCTGGTATCAATTCCGATTCCGAGCATGGCCAAGGCGCGGCCAACGGCTGAGGTTTCGCAGTTTTCAATGTAGCTGGTCTTGTTGATGTTGGACGATCCTTGCACCTCGTGTGCATGACCCTGAGCGATTACCTCGCCGTCGCCATTTGTAATCGTACACTTGCACAGGCACTGGCTGCCATCGAGCATGTTGATATCAGTGTGGATACCCCACCCGTCATACTTGGTTTCCTGACGGAAGAATTTGATGCGTTCGTTGACTTCAACGTACTGCTTGCCACGAATGTTCGTGGTCTTGAACTTGTAGTTAGACATGTAAAATTGAATTGAATTGATTTTATTTTAACTGTGCATTGCGTCCTCATCGAGGCATTCGCAGTCAGCAAATGTTCTGCCGCAACGCAGACACCTCTCACCTTTGTAGTGTTTGGGGAAGGTGAACTTCCAGAAATACCAGTCCTCGACCCAGTACAGTATGTCTTCGTTCCAGATAACTCTGAGTTCCCTCAATAGTCGTTTTAGTGTCTTCATTGTGCATGCTCTAGTCGGACGACTCGTGTGCAAATTTAGTCAGAGGGTTCTCTTGTTGCAAGGATAGCCTCCATTTTTTTTATTCTTCGCTGCAACATGACTACTGATGCGCGATATGTACTGATTTGTGATTCAAGTGACATCTCGTAGTTGTTTGTCATGGGCAACACACCTGTCGCCTCGGACACTATCTCTGCGATTCTTACTGCGTTGACGTACTTGACCACATACGATGGGTAAAATTCCATCATGGGTTGATGCTCCTTGATGTAGTGGCTGATGGTAGCATGGTGTTTACCCAGCTCCCTCGCGACGGATATCTTGATGGCATACGGAATCATGGCCATAGCAAGGGCTACCCTGTGCTCCACGTTGTCGTGCAATCGTGACACAAGGTCTAGCTTCATGCCAATGTCCTCCTCGTATGCAAGCCTGATTCCGTGAATCACAGCCGCTCTTTCAAGTTTAGAACTCATGTTGCTCCTTTATGCTTTCGAAAATCTGTAAGTAGTATGCAAGACAGGCCATACCTGTAGAGAAGTTGTTGTGACAGGCTCGAACAACATTATCAATGTTGACTCTTGTTTGTTCTTCACCTATGCCCAACTCGTCAAGCTGTGTCTCCGCTTCTCGTATTGTGAATATCTCTTGCAGTTGCTCGTGAGATGTGTCCACACAAACCTGCATGAATGAAGCGGCAATCTCTGAAGCCGACTGCTCCATGAACTCTATGTCACCCATCTCCTTGATGTCTGCAAGAACCATCCTCTTGGCTGTAAAGATTTGCTCATCATCTTGGTGGTCAAACTCCATTGCCATCTCGTATGCTCTGGTGTTATCACTCATTGTCTTTGTCTTTGATTGGAAAGTTTTTGTCTAAGAATCTCTGCATCTTCCTGCGCCTTGCTCGGGCAGTGTGCTGATTCTTTGGAGCAGACTGATCCCGTAAAAAGTACTCGGTTAAGAAGGCGAGGTGGTGTGGTATTTTTTTTGGCATTACTTGATGGATACGTAAATGTCTTCGGGTGCTTCGTCAAAGAACGCAAGGAGCGCGGGGCATAGCCAGAACTGAAAGGTCTCTACGGCTCGGTACATCTTGAAGTACTCGACCATATAATAGTGACCATCGTGTCCGTCATTGCCAATGAGTCTTACGTGTACGTCATGATCCGGGATAGGCGTTGCTCCGAATACGATGCTGCATGATTCAATCGTTGGGTCTGCTTCTCGTCCGCTCATGAGGTCGAACATGATGTCAGCACCAGCCACGAAGGGCTCTTCTTTGATGTCGCGTGAGTCATCGTCGAACATCCATGTGCCGTTCTTGACGTAAGCGAAGAGGGAGAATAGTGAGTTAGCCATAGACTTTTCGTTTGTTGGTTGCCATAGTTTTGAATCGCAAGTTGTCTGCATTGTTTGAATCATCTGTGAACCAGTGTGGGTTTTTACGTGGGTTGTACTTGTAGTGAGTTAGCTTTGCAAGGGGTGGTGGCGTGTCTGAAACCGTGTATGTTTCGCAGTCAATCCAAGCGCAGACAGTCTTGTTTTCGCCCTCGAATATACGAAGAGCTGCTTGCTTGTGGTTGCGTAGAACGCACTGCTTCATAACGATACACTTGGAGTCGGGGTCGAAGTAATCCTTCGTATTTGCTTGTCTATCAAACACTTGCCACCTCATGTAGTTGTCACCACGGGCAAGGTGGAATCGTACTCTGTATCTTTTTTTCATTCATCATTCTTCTTGGTCAGGTCAATAGTGGTGTCATCAACCCCGTGGATACGGCACTCGAACTCTTTGTCTGCACACAGGGTGCCGAGCGCATCAATGACGGTCTCTTCGGAGTAGTCTCCCACCTTGTCGCGCATCCAGTCAAGGTCAAGCTCGTTGTCGAGGTCAATCTCTTTGGTGAAGCTCACCTCGAAGTTGTGGACGTACTCACTCTCTTCGACCATAATCGTTTGCCCTTCAAGCTCGGTACATGCGGCTTCAACCCCGTGTTGCACCCCCTCACGGAAGATGGCGATGGCAACAGCCTTGGGGATGACGGGCATAGTGGGCTTGTCTTCAACTACGCGGGGGTCCCCTGCTCGGACAAGCGTCTCCTTGAAGTCATAGTACTTCTTCTTCCAAGCATTGGCTTGGGCTGTCTTGGCAACGAGGTCGTACTCCAACTTCTTGATGTCGTCGTACTGACCCTGCACCTTAGATTCAAGTTCCTGCTTCACCTCTTTGAGATGCTTGATGGTGTTGGCACTGGCAAACGCGCTGTCCTTCATCTCATCAATACGCTCCGCAAGAAGGGCGCACTCAGACTTGAGCTCACCGACCTGATTTTGGAGAGCTTGCTCACGACCTGTCTGCTCTTGATATGTAGCTGCCTGTTCAATAGCTTGCTTCGCCTTGGCGATCGCGTTCTCTGCGTAGCGGATGCTTGCTTCAAGCTCCTGCTTGGATTCTTGGATTGGATTCATGTGTTCTTGGGTTTACGAAGTTTGAGGCCGAGGTGTTCAGCCACGTAGTTGATGTGTCTTTGTGTTGTTACTGACCAGTAGCCAAGTTGTCGCAGGGTGTCGCCCTCAATGCGAGCGACAGGTGTCCCATAGCTGACAACATAGCCGTTGGCTGTCCATAGGTTTTGTTTGAATCGTGGGAATCTCATGTGTAATTTATTAGCAACATCCGACATTGAACTCACCGAAGTGGTCTGTGACGTCGTCTTGGATTTTGTGGTCATCATCGAACTCTACACGGATGAAGTATTCACCGCCTTCGAATTCGGTGTTGTCAACAACCTGCATCCAATCTCTTTCAGGCATGAACCTGCCGTCCGAGTCACGTAGCTCGATGGTGTCCCATCGGCTGTATCGGTTGTAGCTTCGGATGATGTCTTTGATATCTCGCTTGGCTTCTGCGAGTTGTGAGGGGTGTATTTGAATGTCAATCATTGTCT